AATGCTTCATTTATTTTTAAATTAATTGGTTTGCCCGGAATGTCAATTTTTCTTGTCGGGCTTATTTACTTATTGATTATAAAAGCAGGTGCACCTATAGAACAATTTCCAAAAGATGATTGGAATTATGTTCATCATGAAATAATGGATGGTGGAGATAATATATACATTTGGGCAAACTATACTGAAAGAGGTAATAGATTATATAAAATAGAATACGATAGAGAAACAGCAAAAAAATTACAACAAGCAAAAAATAAAACACAAGCTGGAATACCGCAATCTGGTCAATTCTTACCTGGAGGTAATTCAAATAGTTATCCATCTCTATTCATTGCAGATAGAAGTGAATTAGATGGAGAGGCTTTTATAAAAACTATAGATCCATAAAGGAGAGTACCACTATGCCACCACGCAATCATAAAAATTGGTTAAAGAAACCAAACGTAGAATCAATTTCAAGCATAGCATATAATAATGCAGAAATATTCGAACAAGAACAAGAGCAAATTTTTAAAAAAGTTTGGGTTCCTATGTGCCATATTTCAGAGATGTATAACGTAGGTAACTTTAGAACAACACAAATAGCAGGTATTAATGTTATTGCAATTAATGAAGCGAATGGCGTTAAGGCATATGTAAACAAAGGTGAGACAAGACCAAGTGGCACATTAGAATATGTTTCACCTTACAAAGGAAGATTATTATATTGCGAAGTTAAACATGGTGGAATGGTATGGGTAACATTAGATCCAAATCCAACTCAAAGTGTTGAAGAATGGACAGCAGGTGCATTTGATTGTATTGCAGATGCTATTGAGACAGAAGAACTAGAAATTTTTCATTATCACAAAGCAGTTATTCCTACTAATTATAAACTATGGCATGATACTAATAGCGAATTCTATCATGACTTTATGCATTACTTTAATCGTGTAACAGGATTCAATGACGAATATTTTGCTAGAAAGAATATCGCATTTGATAATGGACATGTAAACGTAAGTAGTTTTACAGTCAACTATACTGAGTTTGATAAAGAAGGCGATAGAGGAGAACTGAGTTTTCCTAATTTGCCACCAAACCAATGGTATATGGTAGACTTATTTCCAGGCTTTAACTTTAACTTACGTGGTAGTGCTTATCGATCAGATAGTGTTACTCCTCTAGGACCTAATAAGGTGTTAATAGAATTTAGAGGATATGGATTACGCAAAGACACTCCAGAAGAAAGACAAACCCGCATTAAACATCACAATACAATTTGGGGACCATTTGGTCGCAATTTACATGAAGATCTATTAGGTGTAACTGGACAGGGTACTACAATGAGAGAAGGTACAGAAGACAGACATATTTTACATGGAAGACATGAAAACTCAACAATACATGATGAAGTTGGTATGCGTCACTACTATAGCGAATGGGGAAAATATTTAGACATGGATCCATATCATGTTTAAATTTTTTATTCAGCGACAATGGATGCATTGGTCAATACTTGGAACATTTATAATTTTATTTTCAACTTGGTATCAAGTACAAATTGATGTCGCTATAAATGAATGGTTTGGAGGTTTTTACGATAATCTTCAAAAAGCACTTGCTGAACCTGGTTCACTTTCAGCTGAAGAGTTTTATGGATCCCTTGCAAGTTTTGGCTGGCTTGCAGCTAAATTTATTATAATTATGGTAGCAACTAAATATTTTGTTTCTCATTGGATATTTAGATGGCGTACAAGTATGGTAGAATTCTATCATGATAAATTTAAATATGCTCGTGGACTAGAAGGAGCATCTCAGCGAATTCAAGAAGATACTATTAAGTTTGCACGTATTATGGAAGATCTTGGTGTAGGACTCATGGATTCTATTATGACTCTTATTGCTTTTATTCCTATTCTAATAGGATTGTCAGCAGCTGTTACACATCTTCCAATTCTTGGAGAGGTATCAAACTCTTTAATGTGGGTAGCACTTGCAACTGCTCTTGGTGGTACAATGTTACTTGCCGCAGTTGGTATTAAATTGCCAGGAATCGAATATGATATTCAAAAACGAGAAGCTGGGTATCGTAAAGTTTTAGTCCATGCTGAAGATGATCCAAAAGCTGGTCAACCTAAAACTCTTGCTGAACTATTTGACCGGGTAAGAAATATTCATTTTAAATCATATATGCATTATGCTTATTTTAATTTAGCGAGATATAGTTATTTTCAAGGAATGGTTCTCGTCCCTTATTTAGCACTTGGGCCAACTATTCTTGCTGGTACTATTACTCTTGGAGCATTGCAACAAACAATTAGAGCATTTGGTCGAGTAGAAAGTAGTTTACAATATGTTGTTAAATCTTGGGCAGTGGTTGTAGAACTTATAAGTGTATGGAAGAGATTGAGAGAATTTGAATTATGTATAGCTAAGGGAGAAAAAGAAGTATAAATTAGCTGTTTACAATTAATGTAAAATGTGTTAGTATATATATTATGTAGTTGATGATATTAACTAGATGCATACTGGACTCGGGGGCGGTACCCGACAGCTCCACCATAAGGATACTAAATAATGGACTTTCATTGGATAAGTTGGACTAAAGGAGAACCCTTTCAATGGGGAGATTTTAGATACAATAACGGTAATCCATATAAAAATTACCGTATTGGTCCGTTACTTATTCGTGTCTTTTTGATGGGGCTGAAATAGGATCGACAGGTGTTGACGGAAACATGGAGACTATCCCGATCTAAGCTGGGTTAACGCGAAGAACTTTACAAGTGCAAACAATAATTGTGCTCCATCTGGTTACGCCCTAGCGGCCTAACACAGGGGGTTGGCGACTTACCTAGCAACAGAAAAGTCGTACATTAAATCTTAAATGAAAAGCTCGAGTCTTTTCATATAAATATTTCATTAACATACAGTATATATAATTAAGTAATTAACTAACGGAGAAGATTAATATGACTACTGAAACAGAAGTTGCAGAAGAGCAAAACGTTCAAATTACTATGAACGATCTAATGATTATGAGAGCTGTTATTGACGCATCGACACAAGCTGGAATTTTTAAAGCAGCAGATCTTTCTGCAGTCGGTTCAGTGTTTGATAAAGTAAATGGGATTGTCAATGATTTTATTGCTAAAAATCCTCCACCACAACCTGAAAGTGATACAGCAGAAGCTGAATAAATTATTTTTTGTCATGTAAACTTTACAAGGAAATAACATGGCTAAGAAAAGTAAAACACTACAAGACGATTCTAAGTATGCACATTTAGACACTGATGGAGATGGTGTTGTTTCTGACGAAGAAATGGCACAAGCAGATAAAATAATGGACCTTGAAGCAAAACGTGAAAGAATAGAAAACGAAGATAAGAAAGAAGATGCTCAGCGTGGAATGGCGTGGTTTGCTCTTGCTGGAATGCTTCTTTATCCATTCGCAGTTCTACTTGCAAATTGGCTTGGTTTAGATGCTGCACCAAATATTTTAGGTGATATGGCTCCAACATATTTTGTATCAGTTGCAGCAATTGTAGCAGCCTTCTATGCGAAGGAAGGCTACACAAAAGGTAAATAGTATTTCTAAATAACATATAGATATACATGAATCGGTCTTAGCAGGTACGCTTGCTAAGACCTAATAATTATGAAAGGTTTGAAAATGAAAAGATTAATATACCAAGTTTATGTTGGTAAAAAATCTAAACTATATGATCATTGTGTAGCTTCAGTAAAAGCATATTGTAAAAAATATGGCATTGACCATGAAGTACAAAAAACTCCAATTCTAATGATTAAACCAGATGTTTTTCAAACAAATAGAAGTAAAGAATCATATGAAAAATATGGTGGATATTTACCAATCTATGANAAAGAAAATGCTTTTGCATATTTAAAAAGCTATGATCAAGTAGCTATTATCGATGCAGACATATGGATTAGGCCAGACGCCCCAAATATTTTTGAAGACTTAGAGGAAGAATATGCCTTTGGCGGAGTCGTGGAAAGAACCATGCCACTTAATTCAGCTTATAAAAGTAAAATTCAAAACTATTCAAGAATGCAATACGGAAATTTAAAAAGCATAAATTGGAAATGGAATGATCTAGGTGCTGAATTCTTTAATATGGGAATGATGGTAATGAATAAAAAAATTTCCAAATATTTAAGAGGTGAAACACCAATTCAATTTATTCGTAGGCCAGAATTTAAACCATTTGTTGATGGCATGGGTGCATGGAAGTGGTCAACAGATCAAACGCTTTTAAATACTTGGGTAAAAGAAGAAAAAATGCCAGTTAAGAATATGAATTGGAAATGGAACGGACTATTTACAGCTAATACCAAAATTAAAGAATGCCATTTTGTGCACTTCTTCTTAAAAGACAAATTGCCTAACCGCGGTGAAAATGTAGATGAACTAAGAAAGTTAGTAGAATGAAAAATGCAATTTACCAATATTGGTTCGGAGATGAGCCTAGAGAATCGGCACTAGTTGGCCAAGCAAACATGAAAAAATATGCTAAGATGGTTGGAGCTGATTATATCTATTACAGAGATCCAGAATTTTTTGGTGGACCATGTGAAAGACAAAAAATGTATTCATCTGGAAGACCTATTTATGATGATGCGTTTTTACAATACGACAAAGTTATGTACATAGATATGGATATTTTTGCAGTAGAGAATTGTACTGAAAACATTTTTGAAGAGGATATTAAACACATTGGAATTTGTCCTGAAATTGACCAACCGAGATTAAGAGACACATCTGGTAGCAGTAATAATAGTTATATTAATAATAAAAATGATAACAAATGGGCGGATGTGGTTAAAAAGGAATACAACGTTTCAGTGAATCGTGATTCTAAAAATCGACCTCTTGTATACAACGCAGGAATGATGATATATACAAGAGAAGGTTTGATTCAAGCCCGTGAAAAATTTACTCAATTTCAAAAACATATTGATTATATGAAGCGCGCTGGCTTTTCTGGATTTTACCTTTCTGATCAAACATATTATGGAACAATGTTACATGGTTCAGGAGTTGATTTTAAAATACTAGATACAAAATGGAATTCTCAATTACATTGGATTCGAAATGGAAATTCAAAGTCAGTAAATGATCGCCGCAAGCCAGATACTAATTTTGTTCATGTCCAAATATCTGGAGCAGACGATTGGGGAGAAAGTGAACATTATCAAATGGTAAATTTACCCCCATCATTATGGAATATTCCAACAGAGTTTGATTTATAAATGACAAAAAGAATATTATATACAGGCGGAACTTTTGATTTATTCCATTCAGGCCATGTAAATTTTTTATCACGCTGTAAATTAATTGCTGATATTGTAGTTGTGTCTTTAAATAGCGACAAGTTTATATACGATTACAAAGGATTTAAACCATTTCATTCCTTTGAAGAAAGAAAACTTATACTTAATTCGTGTATATACTGCGATAAAGTTGTTTGTAATACCGGTAATGAAGATAGCACGGAAGCTATTGAACATGTTCAACCACACATTATTGCAATTGGTACAGATTGGGCATCTAAAGATTATTATGGACAGATGGGATTTAGTCAAGAGTGGTTAGATATTAGGGACATAGTTATGGTATACATACCTTATACAAAAGATGTTAGTTCTACTATTATTAAACAAAAGATTGTTGATCAATCGAAAGTTAAAAAATGAAAATAGCAGTTTGTATAAGTGGTCAACAAAGAAAAACCACAATAGATCGATCAATTTTAGATAGTAGAATGGAAGAAGCATTTAGTAACGTAGACGCCGATTTTTACTATCACACCTGGATAGATAATGCATTATATGATTATCCTAAAATGCATAAGCAAGTACAGCCAAAAATAGATTATCATCCAATATTAGATGTAAAGCACAAAGCTGGTGTAATACTTGAAGAAAAAAGAAAAAATAGAGATAAGGTAAATAAATTTCAACATGCGTCTAAGCAAATTTTAGCTCACGCTTATTTATGTGACAATCTAAATCGCAAATATGATATGATAGTCAGACTAAGGTGGGACTTATATTTTTCTGAAAAATTAGATTATAAAAAATTATTGGAAAAATCTTATGAAGAAGGAGTTCATGGATATGGATATCAAGCCAGGATGGATCATAACCTTTTAAATAATCCAGTAGAATTAATAAAAACCGGGCGGCGGTCAGACGGAATGTTAACAGATAATTGTATATTTCATAAACCTGAATGGTTTGATACTTCTTATGTGTATAAATTACATGAAGATAAAGAATTACTTCCTGCCGAATGGGGATTCTATCAAACTATGAGTGAACCATTTAATGATCATCATACTAACTTTTTAGGTGGTGTTATAACATCTAGGAATGGTGGAGTATTTTAAATGAATATTATTTTACAGCATTTTAATGGCGAACTACGCGAACTAGATAAGCTTTCTGTAGAAAATATAAAAAAATATGCAGAACGTATAAATGTAGATTATCAGCTTGTTACCGGTAAACCTTTCAGTAAAAATCTAACAAACCCATGTCAGAAAGTTCATTGCATTTCACATGAATGGGATGACTACGATGAAGTATTAATGCTTGATCCAGATATGTTTGTGGCTAAAGATTTAACAACAAATGTGTTTGATAATTTAGGTAATGGCACACATTATACATGGCAGATTAGATTAAAAGAGCGGCTTTGCCGAGCTCGAGTTATTAAAGAAAGCACTCCGTATTGGGCTGGTTCTTTTTATAAATTTAATAGAGAAGAGAGAAAAAGATTAAGGGATAAAATCGGAATCTTTGATGAATGGAAAGAATTTAATCGAGCATATACATATGAAGATGAAGGCATTCTTTCAGTATTAGCAATGAGAGCTAATTTAGCTGAAAATTATATAGACGTTAAATGGAATTATGATAGCTATTTACCTGATATAGATAAAGCTAAAATGATTCATATACGAACAAAAAAACCTGGGCATTTAAACGGCTCATGGGATAATGGCGGTAAAGTTGATAAAATCATAAATTATAATCGATTAGTTGATACAGGAATTATTTAATGAAGATTTTTATTACCGGCGTTGGTGGATTTTTAGGAAGTCATTTAGCTGATAGATTTATAAGTCTCGGTCATTCAGTTTATGGTAATGATACTTTACTTGGAGGATATTTAGATAATATAGATAAGGCAGTGACATTTTACGAAGTCGACTGCTGTGATAGATTAAAAATGTTAGAAATAACAAAAGATATGGATATAGTGGTTCATGCTGCGGCAACTGCTCATGAAGGATTAAGTGTATTCAGCCCAGATTTTATTACTAAGAATATTTTTCAAGCAAGCGTTTCTACTATATCAGCTGCAGTTGAAAATAGAGTAAAGCGTTTCGTGTATTGCACATCTATGGCTAGATACGGAAATCAGCAGACGCCATTTACCGAAGATATGACTCCAAAGCCAGTAGACCCTTATGGTATTGCGAAAGTAGCCGGAGAAGAAGTTCTAAAAGTATTATCGTTAACTCATGGAATGGAATGGAATATTGCCGTACCGCATAATATTGTAGGACCTAGGCAAAGATACGATGATCCGTTTAGAAATGTAATGAGCATTATGATTAATAGAAACCTACAAGGAAAACCTTCTATTATATATGGTGATGGTAAACAAACAAGGTGTTTTAGCTATGTTGACGATTGCGTAAATTGCTTAGAAAAAATGGCACTTGATTCAAATATCATAAATCAAATTATTAATATTGGTCCGGACGAAGGCACAATCACTATTAAAGAGTTAGCTAGTTTAGTTGCTAATTCTACCGGCTGTAATATGCAACCCATTCATATGGACGATCGCCCGGCCGAAGTAAAACACGCTATGTGTTCAGCTGATAAAGCTAGAGATTTGCTTAACTATAGAACTACAATTGAAGTTAAAACTGCTGTAGAAAAGACTACAGATTATATAAGAAATAGAGGTGTTAAATCTTTTGATTATAGTTTTCCGTTAGAGATTATAAATGAAAAAACGCCTAAAACATGGAAGAATAGGTTAATTTAAAATGACAACTAGAGTTGAAATGTTAAAAGGATTCCCGCGCAAATTAAAAGTATGCGAAGCAGGTACTCGTAGATGTGTATATGCAAAATACATGATTAGTGAGAAGTGGCTAGACCCAGATCATTTATATTTAATAGACATAAAAACAAATAGCGATGTCGAAAAATTTAATAATCAACATGAAAATGTAACTTTTTTAAAAGGAACTTTTGAAGATATGATACCAAATATTGGTAAAGTAGATATGGTATATATCGATGGAATGCATTCATATGAAGAGGTTTCTAAAGATCTAAGAGATTTTACACCGGTAGCTACTCGCTGGCTTGCTGGACACGACTGGATACCTGAAGGAACAATAATGGGTAATCTGAAATCTATAGCAGAATTTGGAGTTAGAAAAGCAGTTATGGATTGGTTAGATACAAATGATTATTATTTAACTTATGTGTCTGATGATATTTCAAATAAAGATCATGATCCAGATGCTAATTGGCCTACCCCATCAGCAAGACCTCTTTATTCTTGGGTAGTTTCAAAAACTAAAGATGATCATGATTTATTTTTAAATAATTTAGGAAAATATAATGATTAGTTTATTATGCCCAACTAGAGGACGGCCAAAATTAGCAAAGAAAATGATAGATAGCGCATTAGCTACTGCAGCAACCGACATTGAAATATTATTATATTTAAACGATAATGATCCTTGTCTCGATGAATATAGAGACACCATTGATTCAAAATATATAGAAGTGGGACAGGACAGAAGCCCAGGGTACAGTTGGAATTTGTTATCAGATAAATCAAAGCGCGATATACATTTTCTAGTAGGAGATGATTTATGGTTTATTACTAAAAATTGGGATGAAATGAGTGTAGGATATTTTGATAGAGTTCCAGATAAGTTAGCATGCATTTTTCCAAAACATGATATGTCAGAAAAAAATCCTCATTTTATGTTACATCAAAACTGGAAAAGAGTTTTAGGATATTTTGTTCCTCATCAATTTCATCAATGGTATGTCGACACGTGGACAAGAAACCTAGCGCGAAAAGTTAACAGATATATAAGAATGGAAGACGTGCACGTAAGTGCTATTAATTCTAAGGATTTACGGGATGATACTACTAAAAGGTCTGAGAAAAGTTGGACTCGAGTAAATGACGGATATATGTGGCAAAGATCTCAGCGATGGTTGAACTATGATGCAGAATTATTAAGGCAGGTTATTAATGGATAATATTATTCTTCAGCATTTCGATGGTAAATTACCTGATTGGGCACGTGCTGCTGAAAAAACTGTAAGTCGTTATTCATTAAAAATTAATGCTGATTATGAGTTAATTACGGGCATGCCGTGTGGAGATGAAGCTGGACCATATGCTCAAAAAATGCATATGCTAGATGAAAAATATGACGGATATGAAGAAGTTTTAATGCTCGATATGGATGTTATTGCAACTAACATTTATGCAAATGTATTTAATATTCCTCAGATTGGCGTACTACACTCAAGAGCTATGATTGATCCAAACAAAGTTAGAAATCAGTGGCATAATAATCCACTATATAAACAGAGTGAATTTTTATTTTTTGGAAGTGTTATTAAACTTAAAAGAGAACAAAGGCAAGAATTAAGAAAATATTTAGATTGGAATTACATTATTTCATGCAAATATAATTCTAAAATTAATTATAATAGGCCAGATTTTGATTTTTCTGACGAAATTATACTTCATTATTTATTGCACAAATCTAAAATATTAGAAGGAAAATCTTTTTATGAAGTCTGTATGCGCAGAGATGGTAAAACATTAGAAGATATCCATGTTAGAAATTATGATAGATATGATAGAAAGTTTGCTAACCAACCCGAAGATTCAGATCCGGATGCGTCGTTAATTCATTTCTGTGGTGGAAGAAAATCTAATATATTGCCGACTATTAAAAATATATTTAAAGGTCAAATTTTATGAGCAAAATATTCATTACGGGTATATCAGGTTTTATAGGTTATCATCTTGCAAGAAAGCTTTTTTCTCAAGGGCATCATGTATTAGGAATTGACTCATATAATTCTTATTATGATGTTGCTTTAAAAAGAGCTCGAAGCGGAAAACTTGATGAGTTAGGAATTGAAAATAGTTATGGCGATTTGACAGTATTAGCTTTTAAGTCAGATTGGTTTAATAAATTAGAAGATGTTGATGTTGTTATACATTTAGCAGCATATGCTGGTGTTAGATACTCATTAGATCATCCAAAACTTTATATGGATAATAATATTATTGCTACTCAAAATTTAATTAGTGCCTGTGAAGAACATAAAATAAATACAGTATTTTACGCATCAACATCATGCATTATGGCTAATAATCCTTTACCATGGAATGAAGATTATAAACTAGGTCATCAGTCAAACCCATATGCTATATCAAAAGCCGCTAACGAATCACAATTCAAATGCAGTAAGATTCCTATTAATGTTGGTTTAAGATTCTTTACTGTTTATGGACCATGGGGAAGACCTGATATGGCATTGTTTGATTTTACAAAAAACATTATTGCTGGTAATCCTATTCAATTATTTAATAATGGTGACATGGTTCGTGATTTTACATACATTGATGACATTATAAATGGTATTAATATTTTATTACAGACAGCACAAAATACTCCAGATAAATTAGAAGATATATACTGTATAGGCCGTGGTGAGAAAGTAATGTTAATGGACTTTGTAGATGAGATAGAAAAGAATTTGAGTCGAAAAGCAATACGCGAATTAGTACCAATGCATCCTGCTGATGCACAAACCACTTGGTCAGATACTACTAAGTTACAAAAACTAGGATATCAACCTAAAGTTTCGATTGCTGAAGGTGTAGAGAAATTTGTATCTTGGTACAAAGGTTATTACAAAGTCAATTGATACTATCCCCCCTGTTTAAAGAATACTCTTTATTATACCATATATAAGCAATATTGTAAACCCATAAAGGTAATTAAATGAAAGCTTTTTGCATTACTGTTAAGGACAATCCAATTTCAGAAAAAGGATTTAATACATGTTGGCAAAGCTGTAGAGATGCTAAAAACGATTTTAATGTAAAAAGATTTGACGCATCAACAGAAAGTACAGTTAAAAAAGAAATAATTGATTGGGATCTTGTATGGAATTATCCATGGGAAGGTAAAGTTAGTTGTATAGCTACTGGTCTTATTAAATCAGCATATCCAACAGCTATCAAAGAAAGAAGAATGGCCGCAGCAGTGTCACATTTTCGTCTATGGACAGAGTGCTTTGAAAAGAAAGAACCAATTTTAGTTTTAGAGCACGACGCATTTTTTATGAAAAAGTTAGATTACCAGTATCTTTTAGATTCAAAATATGATATAATAGGTATTAATAATCCTCTTGGTGCAACTCGCCGAGCTCAATTATTTCATGATATTATAAAAAAGAATAAGAAAGACATACAGCCAGTTCCAACTATCGACGAGTTCAATATTCCACAAGGACTGGCTGGAAACTCAGCATATATAATTAAACCATCTGGAGCTGAGAAAATGATAGAACTCGTCTTTAAATATGGCCTTTGGCCAAATGACGCATTGATGTGTAAACAATTAGTAGATAATTTAGGCGTTAGCAAAACATTCTATACACGAGTTCAAGGGTTAATTAGTACAACCACTCAACATTAATTTAAAAAAGAAAGAGAAAAAAAGACATGAAAAAACTTTTAACAATCGTAGCAGCAGCCATGCTAGCAACAAGCGCATGGGCTGGGGATAAGGTTAAAGTAGGGTTCGTATATGTCGGACCAACTGGCGATCATGGATGGACATATCGTCATGACATTGGTAGACAAGATGTACAAGATCATTTTGGTGATCAAGTCGAAACATTTTTTGTAGAAAGTGTAAGTGAAGGACCAGATGCAGAAAGAGTAATTAATACTATGGTCCTACAAGGCGCAGACATTATCTTTACAACTTCGTTTGGATATATGGAAGCTACACTAAAAATGGCTAATCGTTATCCACATGTAAAATTTGAGCATGCAACTGGATACAAACAATCTAAAAATATGTCAAGCTATGGATTGCGTCTATATCAAGCAAGACATGTTCAAGGCATTATTGCTGGAATGATGACTAAGACTAATAAGATTTGTTATATCGGTGCATATCCAATTCCAGAAGTAATTCGTGAAATTAACACATATTTCATGGGAGCTCGCAAAATGAATCCTGATGTTGAGATGGATATTGTTTGGGTAAATACTTGGTATGATCCAGGTAAAGAATCAGATGCTGCTAAAGTTCTAATGGCACAAGGTTGTGATATGGTTGCACAACATACTGATTCACCAGCTCCTATGCAAGCCGCAGAGCAACAAGGTAAGTTTGGTTTTGGACAAGCATCTGACCAAATTGCGTTTGCACCTAAAGCACAATTGACTGCAACTATTGATAACTGGTCACCTTACTATATTCGTAAGGTTCAAGCTGTTATTGATGGTACGTGGGAAAGCGAAGATTATTTTGGTCATATGAATGAAGGTGTTGTTATGATGGCACCATTTACTAATATGCCAGATAATGTTAGAGCGATGGCTGCAGATGTTATGCAACAAATTAGCGATGGTGAGTATTTTGCATTTACTGGTCCTATTAAAGATCAAGCAGGCGAAATTCGTATTCAAGCTGGTGAAGTAGCTACTGATGCTGAACTAAATAGTATGAATTATTACGTTGAAGGAATCACTGCTCGATTCCCTGGCTAATATTATTTTGGGAGGCCTTCGGGTCTCCCTCACTTTGGAGAAAATATATGATACCTGTAATTGATTTGAAAAATCCATATGCATTGCAACATATAGAAGATGCATATACAAGTGTAGGTTTTGCGGTATTTACAAATGCTCTTGACACAAAAGACCAAACTGATATGAATTGCTGGTTTGATGAAATGAAATCATTCTTCGAATTAGATCAAGAAATAAAGAACAAATATCCATATGAAGGCGATACTAATTTAGGATATAGTATCGTAGGAGACGAAAACGTAGATCCCACAGCTCCAAAGGATATGAAAGAAAGTTTTAATTATAATAATCAAAGAATGCCAGATCATCTCTGGCCTATTGAGTTAAATGGCTTTAAAGCAAATGCACTTCAAAGTGTGGATATTGCTGACAGGCTTACTTTGAAAATTTTATCTATGTTTGACGAAATTTTAAAATGTGGTTCTACTTTAGTTGATGCCCATATGAAGCCATTTAATACAACTAGAGTTATTCACTATCCAGCTTATACAGGAAAACTTGAAGATCGTCAAATGCGAATAGGAGAACATAGTGACTATGGAACTATTACACTACTTTGGCAAATCAATGATGTTCCAGGATTACAAGTACAAGACCTTGAAGGCACATGGCATGCAGTACCATATGCTAATGATGGTGTTGTTGTAAATATTGGCGATCTATTACAACGATGGACTAATGATTATTTTAAAAGTACTAAACATCGTGTAGTTAATAGTCATATACATAAGACTAGATACAGTATGCCGCACTTTGTTGATCCTACTCCAGGCACTATAGTTAAGAATCTTATGGGTGGAGATGATAAGTATGAGCCTATTGAAAGTTTAGAATATTTAAAATGGAGGCTCTCACAAAGCTATTAACATGAAAACATTTTTTATTACAATTATGGATAATCCTAGATCTTTACAGGTTGCAAAACGTGGAGTAAAATCCGCTCAATATTATGGAATTAATGACGCTACAACATGGAAGGCTAAAACTCCAGCAGATGATCCGAAATTAATTTTAGAGTATAACTTTATTGGGCAACAGTATTTTGATGAAGTATACTCTAGAACTGATAATTGTAAAGCTGCATTTTGTTCACATCTTAGTTTATGGGAATATTGTATCCATTTAAAAGAATCTATTATTATATGCGAACATGATGCAATATTTACTGGACAGTTACCGGCAAATCTTGAAATGAAAACTACACACTTATGTAACATTGGTCATCCATCATATGGTAAATGGGTAACTCCAGATTTCGGTATTAATAAGTTAGTGTCAAAACAATATCTGCCAGGTGCACACGCGTACGTGGTCACGCCCACGGGAGCCAAAGAATTAATTAATAGTGCTCGAGCATTAGGCGGTCAACCTACGGATGTGTTTATTAATAATGGAAGATTTCCATGGATTCAAGAATTATATCCTTGGGTTGCTGAAGCAAAAGATAGTTTTACTACTATTCAAAAACAACAAGGGTGTTTAGCTAAGCACGGATATGGCGAAGCATATGACATTATTTAAAACCGCTTTTCTTACTGGATGCGATGAAACAACTGAATGGATGCTTCCGTGGTTCCTAGAAAATTATTGTAAATATAATAATACACCTTTAATATTTGCAAACTTTGGTGTATCAAAAGACTGTTTAAAAGCTATAAAAGACAAATCTAAATCCAACCCAATTAAACATACTATTGATATGACGAAAGTAGAAGATAAAGGATGGTTTAAAAAACCTAAGTCGATGATTGAAGCGTCAACTCTTTCTAAATATACTTGCTGGATTGATACTGATTTTGAAATACTTTCAGATATGTCAAGTGTATTTAATTATGTAGAAGAAAATAGATTATCAATGGTAGAAGACAAACCATGGTCAAAAAGATCTGGTGAAACTTGGCATAACTCTGGCATTGTCGCTTTTAAGGATAGTCCTCAAATTTTACGAGATTGGGCTGAAAATATTACTAAAGTTAACTTAAGAGGTGATCAAGAAGTATTACACAGTATGTTGAGAATACATCCTCTACAAAGAATGATATATATCACTGACTTGCCAAATGAATATAATTGGTTAAGAGTTCAATTATTAGATGGTCAAAATAGTGTTAAGAAAAAGGCTGTTCATTGGACAGGTATTAAAGGAAAAGATCACATCAGGAGTTTAATGAATAAATGACGAAGACTGCACACGTAATTGGTAATGGACCAAGCGCTGGATTCTATAAACCAGCAAAGGGTTTAAAAATATTAAATAATCTTGCTCCCATGGCAGTTAATAACGTGTATGCTACGGTGATGGTTGATTTTAAAATGATGAAGGCTATTCATGAAGGTATTCTTACTGTTCCTGGTGATTGGGTTCTTGGAGCAAGACCACACAAATGGATGGAAATACGTAATGATTTCTATATGAAATACTCCAGGCAAATAAAAGAATTTTATATGGTTTTACCAAAGTATGCTTCGAATTATACTGATTTTAACTGTGGACATATGGCTACACATTATACTGCTAATAAACTAAAATGTGATGAGATTCATATGTATGGATTTGATTCCATATTTAGTTTTGACATTACATCATCTTCTGATTTTTATCTTGAATCATCTAGAGACAATCTCAATACCGAAAGACTCACACGTAATTGGAGACCTATATGGAAAGGTTTATTTAACGAATTTAAAGATACGCAATTTATTATTCATAATAGAACAACTGATACATCGTTAATTAAAATGCCTAAAAACGTTGAAGTTCGTAAAGGAGTTAAATAATTAATGTAACATTTATATCACACTTCTATTTAATACTAAATTAATGCGCTTCATGCGCATTTTTTTATGTACATTGATCTCCACTTGTGGTATAAAGGTATCAACAAAAGGAGATATGCTATGGAAAATACTTATTGGGCCAACAAAGGCAAGTATCAGACAGACTATGATCGTTTGGCTAATCTAATGCCATCTGCAGGTGAAGCTGATACTGTAGCAGGCGAAATGATCCGGAGTATTAGCCGCTTAGGTCATGAGCTGTACAACAACGGCATGGGAAATAACAGCTCAGGTGCTGTTAACTTTCTTCTTAACCATGATTGCATCGATGCTACTACTCATGGAATAATCTATCCATTTACACGTGGTCGTCTTTATGAAGGCAATTACAATGGTGATACATTTCAAAAAGCGGTTGAAAGCGCTATTGATCAAACTCTTTTTCATATCATCAATAATCCTGGTTTGGAAACAGAAGTAAATAATTGTAGCATGTTTGATGTCGAAGAGGAAGAGCAACAATTTTGCGAAGAATGTAGAGACGAATTAGACGAGTTTGATGGTCATATGTGCAATTCTTGTGAAGACAATATGTGGTTTCCGGATGAAGAAGAGGAAGATTATTAATGTATGAAGTTCGTTGCTATGACTGGATCGAGGGCGTTAAAACCCTCGTTGCATGGTCGTCTAATATAAATAAAACTATGGCCGTTAAATTTTGTAATGAGTATCATCGTGAAGGTCATGCTCTTATTGAAATGAAAAACTTAGAAAAGGTTAAATCATGAAAAACTTAGATACATTTGATGTTATATTATATGGCTTCTATCTTGCAGCTGTAATGATTGCTATCGATTATTTCTTAATTCCAGGAGGAATATATTAATGGAAGATTTCTTAAACTCATTTCGAGATGGAGGTCCAGTACCTACAACCGGAGCGGATGAGCTATGCGTTCATGCGCTTTTAGCTGGTTATCATCAGCCAAAGTTTGATAAAGAAAAAATCATCGATATGTTTATCGCGGATGCATATTCTGGTCATCTTGAATGCCTTGATGAAGATGAAGTTGAACTAGCTCTTAAAATGATTAAAAACATCATTAATGATGCTAACTTAAAGGGTATAAACTTATAAATAGAATAAAATAATGATAAAGGTAGACTTAGTATGATTAAAAGTTTTAGTAAATTTGCAGACGGTCTTGCTGTAAAAAAGGCAAAAGAATCAAATAATAAAAAACAGAGTCCTACTAAGTTTTTGCAACCTATTATAAAAAGATTTCCAAAGCATGCAGCTGAGTTAAAAAATCATATTAATACTCATGTTGAATTAGATGGTCCTAGTGGTTATGATCAGCTCAGAAAAGATATTCATGCGACTTTAGATAAAATAGGAAAATAATAAAGGTAGACTTAGTATGATTAAAAGTTTTAGTAAATTTGCAGACGGTCTTGCTGTAAAAAAGGCAAAAGAAGATATGAATAAGACTCATACTGTCGAAATTGATCACGATCACAAACGTGATCCCGATGCTAAAAAGCACAACATTAGTTTAAAGCTTCACGGCAGTGGACCCTCGCGAGGGGCTATGGCAAGCGGTAAGAAAAAGGATCTTCAAAAGTATTTAGCTATACATTATGGGGGAAGTGAACATGCAAAAGACGTTCATCCTGAAGTACATTAAACTGTTATGTCTGTAGATAAAACCCCACTAAAAACAGGAAAATAATCATGGAAGAGGAAGATAAAGGCTTTTATATTGATGACGACGGCGTAGCAGTTATTCTTGAACCTATCCATTTTAAATACCCATATGGTAGAGATGACGATGACGATGAAGACATTTAAGCAGTATTCAAAAGAAGAAGATAAAGGTTATTATATTAACAAGGATGGCGTAGCAGTCATCCTTGAGCCCATTGGTAATCACAGGTCCAGAAATAATAAAAATGTTTCAGAAGAATTTGGACCAGAAATAGATGGTAAAAGGCACAATCTTCTATTCTTTCATCATAAGTACGATAAGCATAAACATGATCAAACCGCAGATGATATCCATAACGCGCTAAAGCGTACATCACCAAAGCTAAGTGATAAGACTATTAAAGCTATTAAAAAATATTCAAGCGGTTCTCATGAACTAAATAAAAATCTAATTGCAAAACATAGCAATAAACCATTACCTCATCCAAAAGAAGATATGAGCGTTCATAATGAGATGATGAAAGGCTATCGAAAAGCCGGCACTAATTTCGTGGCATATGCTGGAGTAAGTGATAGAGTTCATAAAAATATGAAAGCTTCTTCTGATAAATTGCATTCGTCACCTACACACGTATCGGCTTCAGTTCATGCTGAAGGAGCTAAACAATTTGCAGAATTAAAACAGAGTTCTGATAACCCTCATGATGAGTTGCATTATGCTGCTTATCATATTGATAAAGATGATGAGGTGTGTCATGTTCATCCACATAGTCCTATGTATTCTGGTGGCGCCGGTGACGAACATGAAGTTACTATTAAACCACATAGCGTATGGAAACATGTAGGAACTACAACGCATTTAAGTAATACTGGTGGTTGGCATATAGTAGATCATTTTAAAAGGCACAAATCATGAAGACGTTTAAACAGTATTCAAAGTATTCAAAAGAAGACGAAGGCTTTTATATTGATGATAACGGCGTTGCTGTATTCACTGATATTTTAGGACACGGTGATAAACCTAAAAGTATCAATAAACCTAAAAAAGTTATTAAAGAAAATGCTTCTGCTGTCAAACATATAGCAAAAGAAAAAAGTTGGTTGAATTGGCGTCATGAATCTATTCATGATGGAGAAGAAGTAGATAATGATGAACATGTTGAAGAAAAGTCTCATCAATTATTGCAGCATCATCAAAAGCATCAAGAGAAAAATCCTTTAAGTGACGAACAGAAAAAATCAATTAAATCATATACCCAATTTTCAGAAAGATTTAATAAACATTTAATCGAAAAGCACACATTAAAGTCTCGCAGAAAAGTTCCAGACCACCATTGGGATGGCATGAACGGAATTCCTGATGACAAGGAAAGAGCTGCACACGATAAAATGCACAAACATTTGAGTGATGCTTATCATCCTATGGGAGGACATTTCAAACTATGGTCTGGAGTATCTTCTAGAGTTAGCAAAGCTGTAAAAAAATCAAAAGATGGTATAATTCATCCAGGTGGAGGTCACATATCTACTACGTATGATAAAGATGTTGCGCAGACCTTTGCAGCTACAAAGACTAAGAATGCTGAAGGAGTTGCACAACCATACGGTAAACATCATTACATGTGCATACATGCAAAACCGAAAGACAAAGTTCTTAGTACTGAACATAATAGCACATGGAAAGACGAGAGAGAAGTTTTAGTTAAAGATAAATTAAAACATATCGGCACTACAAAACACTATGTTAAACATGCTTTTAAAAAAGATGACGGCAGCTATGGTGAACATTCTACAGAACATCATGTTGATCATTTCGAAATTCATCACGACGGGAGTAAATAATGGAAAGATTTGGATCATATATACAAGATGAAGGCTTCTATATGAGCAATGGTGTGGTTACTCTCAGCAAAGCTATAGGTGAAAAAACTCCTAGAACAAAAAGAATTGGAAGAGGTATATTTGAAGGATTTGATACTACTGGTTTTAAGCAAGCAAAAACAGAAAAACGGGTCGATCATCAACATCACGAGCCTCGCAATGACTTACATGATAATAAGAAAAGAACACATATTGATGATGTTCAAAAGAATAAGAATATCTATGGTGAAACTGGTCATGAACTCAGCACATCACATCGTGGATCTGACATAGAAGAAGTAGGTAGTTTATCAAGTAAACTTCAGCAAAAAATGACAGCCGCACAGCACAACGCTTTTCGTCATTTTACAAATGGAAAATCTGATACGGTCGATGACGGTAAAAAATGGGCGTCTAGTCATATAGCTAAACATTTTATTTCTAATCATAAGCTTAAGGCAGATAATAAAAAGTTAGCTCCGTACCGAGCAAGTAATGTTATCGGCCAAGATAAAAACGCTGCTGATCATCTTAAAACTGCAGCTAAACCTCTTGGCCATGAAGTGCATCTCTATTCCGGCGTTCATCCTTCATTTGTACAAGCCATTAAACATGCAAAAAAACATACCGATGGTGTTGTTCATTCTCCAGCTCATATTTCCACTACTCATGATGTGCACACCGCAGCTGGATTTGCAATTCATTCCGGACACCAGAAGGAGCATGTTAGACCTTTAAATAAAAATACAGATACTCAATATGTAGGTAAAACAACTAAACATATGATTCACGTTCATGCTAAAGCTAGTGATAAAGGTATTCATATGAGTGGTGTAGAAGGTAACAAACATGCTGCTGAAGCAGAAACTGTACTTCCGCCTGCAACACAGTTAAAATATTCGCATACTACATATCATTATCACACAATGCCAGATCAGAATGATGACGATCACCATAGAGTCGATGTGCATCATTGTACGATCCATAAACAGGACTAAAAAAATGCAGCATAATCGCATTTAACTGTGTACATTACCTTAAAACTATGTTAGTATGGTAATATCAAAAGGAGATGATGATGATTAATACAAATACCCCTCAGCCAGTAATTATGATAAAATCAGCGATTGTTGATGAGCTTCTACGCATTCATGCACAAGACGTTCAAGGTGAACAGTCTGTATCGATGGTTAAAGCTAAAATGGTTGATCCTCGTTATGAACCACAGAATGGTACATATGAAACCGAATATAATGGTTTTGCAATTGCTCTTGGTCGACAAACTCTAATTCATACTAAAGAGGGTAATGTATAATGGATTATCAAGTTAGTATTACACTTATTGCTTGCACAATGTCAATCTCAGCTTTTGTGATTGGCTATGTTCTTGGTATGAAACATGCATGGGCAGACTCTAAAAAATGATAGAAGCTATCAGAATTTTTATTAATACCATTGCAGATGCATTTAAATGTATTGTATGGTTCTTAGCCTTTTGCGCCTTGTGCAAATATCTTGAAATCTTTATGTATTCGGTGCCTTAATATGATTCGTAAATCAACACGAGCTTCTGAAATAGTTATTGATCTTGATGGTCCTAATGGTAACGCATTTTATTTAATGGGTGTAGCAAAACAATACGCGCATTCAATGGGGATGAAAGCATCCCCTATTATGTCTGAAATGTGTGCAGGTACAGATTACTATAAATTAGTAAAAGTATTTGAAAAATATTTTGGTCATTTCGTTGTTTTAGAAACTAGCAATCAAGAACTATTGGAATATATACAGGAATGATTGTATCACTTACTGAAAAAGCAAAAGAATATATGATAACTCAGCTAGCGTTAGCCGATAAAAATTATGTACTTCTTGAAGTCAAGGGTGGGGGATGCAGCGGATTTAAATACGATTGGACATATGTAGATGATGACTCAAAGGGGACAGTTATAGATAACACTTTAGTTATTGACGCTATGGCTGAAATGTTTTTATTTGGTTGTACGGTTGACTATATAACCGAACTAGGTGGAAACTATTTAGTTGTAAAAAATCCACAGGCAACAGCTCAATGTGGATGTGGAGAAAGTTTTGCAGTATGATTTATGTTGCACAAATGGTATACACTGATACAGAAAATTATCATAGTATTTTAGTTGGAGCATTTAGTTCTAAAAAACTAGCTCAAGAGGCTTGCGACATTGAGTTTATGAGAAATCCAAAATATCAGCCATGCATTCATTCTTTTGAATTAGATGCACCAGGCAGTCAACAGCAGCAAGATGCTAAATTAAGACCAGAAATGATTTTACATACCGAACAAACTATGGTATAATATAAGTATTGGTCCCTTAGCTCAGCTGGATAGAGCAAGTGCCTTCTAAGCACTAGGTCAGAGGTTCGAATCCTCTAGGGTCCGCCAGACACTAACTATGAACTAAAGGGGGATTAGTTAGTGAAACCCTATAGATTTTGGAGGCCCCAATCTATAGGTCGGTACATTCGCTGATACCGCTAAACTCAGCCGGTTGCTGCATACGTAAAATGCAGATAGAAGAGAGCGCACCTAGGAAGGCGCTCTCTTCGATTAATAAATAATACCATAATATTACTAATCAGCTTAAAATAGGCATTAGTAATATTATAGTATCATTTATTAAATATAAAGGATTAACGAGTTGTATAAATTAATGAGAAATAATAAGATAGTTCAACAAGTTGTAATGACCGGTGAATTAGGATATATGATATATAAAACACCGGTTATAATTAATTTGACATTTGATAATAGAGACAAAGCACTTGAAGTTGCAAAAATATTAAATGCTAAAGTTGTAGAAGAATTTGTGAAAGTAGCTTAATGTATAACAATGAGTTTAGATTAGATTTAAATGATATAGATATTATTGAAGCCTCATTAATCTATCGACTAAAAAGATTGACGGATCGAAGAGAAAAAGTAAAGAAAAATTTAAGCATAAATCGTATAGATTGCGAAATTAATAATATACATAATTTATTAGGCAGACTACATAATCAAAAAGAGTGGTACCGGCCAAAAAATGAGGTTTATATAAGCGGATAAAATAAGGAGAATGTAATGCTGATATGTTTAGTAATAGCAGGATCGTTATGGATAGGTGATGAAAAAATAATGTATCCCACACAAGGTTCATTTTACTTTCATAAATTTCAAGATACTATAAAAATATATGGTAGTGGCGGGGATAGGCATGGAAGCTTTGTTATTCCAAAAGAATTTAAAAATGAAAATACTATAAGTGGTGTATTTCAAAAATGTTCAGAAAAAAATGATGTGAATTGAAAGGATATGTAATGGAAGTAAAAGGACCGGGTTTTTCACACCATTATGCTACTCAGCCTCTTGAGTTAATAGTAAAGACTCAAGCCGCAAAAGAACAACAAATGAATATTGTTGAAAACATTCGACGAAGAACAGAACAATCTATAAAAGCTCCGCAAAAAGCTTTAGCACAATCTTATGAAGGACATAATGGAACTTATGGCGCAGATGGTAGAAAAACACATATTCCACAAGTTGAAGCAAAAAGGGTAGATATAAAAGCATGACTAAGCCAATTGGACCAAATGATATTGTTCCACCAAAATACTATTCTGGTTGGGGACACGGTGAACATAATAAACATGAAAAAAGCTATATAGTAGATAGCTCTGATGATATGGTTGATTATACTTTTGAAATTTCAGATGAAATGGATATATCTGGCCCATTTAAATCTGCATTTGAAGCATCAACAGAAGGAGTAATTAGGCAAGAATTTATTACGTATAAAATGCGTGATGATGGAATAATGATAAAAGAAGTTAATGTAAGAAAATATACACTCAACGATTATATCGATTCAAAAGATGTAATTCCATTAGGGGAGATAGGTAAGTGAAAGAACAATTATTGCTAGCATGTCGCATGCATGCCGAAGGTGAACTAGAAAGAGCTAAAACTAATTTTATGGTTTATTTAAATAATCCTGCTGGCATTGGCGAACATAGTGATATTGTAGAGGCTATGCAAAAAGAGCTTAGTACTATGGGTCATGCAAGTGAACGTCTTGAAATGTTAAGTAAGCATTTTGAATGAAATATTTTATCGCTGCTCCATTTGGAAATTATATAAAACTATCAAATGTGATTAGCGTAACTGGAAGTTGGACTTATCAGAATCGTCCAGGACTATTTCCTCAGATCTTAAAAACACTTCGTTATACTAAAGATGGATGGCGAAATAAAATAGGTCTGAGGAATGCTGGAATAAAAGAAGGATTAAAGAGATCTGGTCTCAATGATGTTTTAAGTTTAGCAGCTATTGATCATTGGGACTGGATTAATCTAGATAGCATTGTTCCAAGTAATACTTCTTTAGAAATTAATATTAGTTGCCCTAATTTAGATAAAGATGTTGGAGCAGTTAGTTTACCAGGATTTGATTTATGGCCATCAACTAATAGAGATTGGTGTATTTGCAAAATACCTCCTACTGCAACAGAAAGCCTTATTGATCAAATAGTTGATTCTGGCTATAGTCAAATTCATGCCAGTAATACTTTATATTCTATCCATGGAGGACAAAGTGGAAAACTATTAGTACCATACACAAATAGAATTATTGAATATATTAAAACAAAACATCCTCATGTAACAATCATCGCTGGTGGAGGTGTGACTACAAAGAAAGATGCTGAAAATTATTTTAATCGAGGTGCTAGTTATGTGAGTCTTGGATCGGTATGTTTTACACCATGGAAAATAAAAAATATTTTATCTTAGAACTTAATGTTTTCCGATATAAATAATCTCAATTGAGCATAATACAGAGAGAGGAAATACTCGTGACACAATTGATTGAACCAAAAAAATTTACGAAAGCTGTTGACCTTTTAAGGTCATTTTTTTTAAATAGAGGCTTTCAAGAAGTACATACCCAAAATCGTTTAAGTATTTTAGCTGCATGTGAAGATCCAGAAAATGTAGCAACATATAATTATGAAGGGCAAATATGGCCTCTTCCTCAAACTGGCCAGATGTGGTTAGAATATGAATTATTAACTCGCCCCTCTTCGAAGGGGTTTTTTTGTATCTCAACTTCGTACAGACAAGAACCAAATGCAATTCCTGGAAGACATGATACGATTTTTCCAATGTTTGAATTTGAAATGCCAGGAGACATTAATGATCTTAAGACTATGGAATATCAGTTATGTAATCATTTAGGTTTCGATATTCCAACAGAAAAAACGTATCGTGAATGGCAGCAACATTATGGTCTAAGTGCTACAACTGAATTAGATGCTCAGCACGAGTTAGCAATGGAAGCCAGTTTTGGTAGTTCTATGATTACTGAATTTCCAGAATTTACAAGTCCATTCTGGAATATGTCAAGAAATGAAGATGGTACAAGTAAGAAGATTGATGTTATCCTTGGCGGCATGGAAACAATTGGTAGTGCAGAACGCAGTACTGATAAAGACCAAATGCGGGACACATTTCATACTATTTCAAATGGGGAATATGCCGGTCTTATTAACCAGTTATTTGGTAAAGATCGTGTTGAAGCTGAACTTGAAAAGTTTCTTGAATTTGATTTCTTTCCAAGAGTTGGTGGAGGAATTGGAATGACCCGCATGATTAGTGCACTCGATACTCTTAAAAAGTAAGATAAGAATAATCCAAGGTGGTGGAATAGGTAGACACGCAGCACTGTTTATGCTGTGAATATATAGTCTTAGCAAAAGAATATTTATATTCGTGTAGGTTCGAATCCTGCCCTTGGAGCCAAATATATATAGTATATATTATAAGGAGATAGTGAATGAGTAAAATTATTGAATTTCCTCAAACATCAGAATTGGATAAACAATTTATGGATATTGAAGCACAACAAAAAATTATTAGAGATCAGGCAGCTCAGATTAAAAAGCTAGAAGACGAAAAAAAAGCAAAAGCTGAACTTCGTGAAGAAGGCGGAGTCATTAAAGGTGAAGCAGTCTTTCTAAGCGAGTAAACATATAAATAGTATTATCTAAAAGAATACAAGGTAATACTATTATGGCACAACCAATAAATCAATTAAGTTTTAAAGCCAGAAGCCTCTTGTTTGCTCAACTATCAGCAATTGCATACTCCGATTTAAAAGAAGCTAAGGCTGCAGCGCGGAGGCTCGAATTCAGTACAGTTGAATTTTATGACGTCAATGGCGCACAGGCATACAGATTTATGAATAAGTATGATTGTATCATCGCATGTCGAGGAACACAGCCTACAGAATTTAATGACATTAAAGCTGATTTACAATCGATTCCGGTAATGGCAGAAACTGTCTCACGAGTTCATAAAGGTTTTAAAGCCGAAGTTGATGAGCTTTGGCCAGCCATATGCGAAGATCTAAATAGAAAACAAAATAATAGTAAAACACTTTGGTTCTGCGGGCATTCTCTTGGTGCTGGTATGGCAACTATCATGTCGTCACGATGCTTACATAATTTATTCCTAAAAGATCCAGTTGAGCTATATACATTTGGTTCTCCTCGCGTAGGATTTAAAAAATATTGTAATTCTCTTGGTGTAATTCATCATAGGTTTGTAAATAATAACGATGTTGTCACGCGTGTGCCCTTGGTAATGATGGGCTATAGACATCATGGAACAGAGCATTATATGAATTCTAATGGAGAATTTGTAAATGTATCTGGTCTTAAAAGATTTTGGGATAGACTAAAAGGCATGGCTGCTGGTGTCATGAAATTAAAGATAGATAACTTTAGCGATCATAGTATGGATTGCTATATAGAGAATATAAAAAATATGAAAGAGTAAGGATCCAGGAGACTACTCTTGGATTTTCCGGAAAATTGGTTGATTGACGATCCATGTGACGACTGCACACATTGGATTAGTTACTTCTACAAATAAGTGTGTACTTTTTATTAAAAATATGTTAGAATATAATTAAACATGATGGAGATATACATGAAAAAAATAATATTGATATGCTCAGCTCTGGCTATTCTAGCAACGTCTAGTAATGCAGCCACTCGTTTAGCGCATATAACACATGTAAGAGATAGTGGTTATCAATGTCAAAATTCTACTAATCTTTTAAGTTCAATACTTATGGGCGCGGCTCTTGGTCATATTATTACTGGAAATGATAGAGGTGCAATTGCCGGCGCAGCTTTAGGATCAACAATGAATAACCAAAGATGCCAAAGAATTAGAACAGTGTTTTGGCAAACTGAAAGCTATGGCAGACTGTATAGAGGTCATACTTTAGTAACAGGAAACCAATATATAGGATCAACAATATATGTAGATGGGTTACCATAATGAGAAAAGATGATATGGATATAGAAAGAATGGCAGAGATTATAAATTATATTAGCTGCAAATTAATGGATGAAGGTAACGAACCTGAATTGGTTGCCGGCGTATTGGCTGCTTGTTCGTTAAGTATTTATAAATCAATATTAAAAGATGATGACTATCAAGCTATGATTGATGAAATTAGTAAAAGTCGAGATAGTGTGAATCCATTTATTCGAACTGAAAAAGCTAGTATTGAAGATATGATAATGGCTTCACAAAGCAAATATATACATTAGAGTTAAAGGAGTATAATCATGGTGCAGTTAACAGACGATACAGAAGCTGAACGCTATCGTAAAATACTCTTGCAACAAGCAAATGAAATAGAAGTATTGAGAGAACAAATAAAAGAAGAAGTGAAAGAAAAGTATGGATATATAAAAAGAATTAAGGAATTAACAAATGTTTAAAAAAGTATTATTAGCGAGTGCAGTATTTACTATTGTGTCATGTACGGCGAGTATATCGGTAAAAGCAGATCCAGAACTATATCTAGAACCCTCAGCGCCTAATACATTAAATGACAAAAAAGATAAAAACTATGCTGCTCCACCTACAGAACTTCCAAGAAATCCAACTACACAGGCAATGAGAATTCCGTGTGATAATACAGAATATGTAATCAACTTGCTAGAAGAATACGGTGAGAAAAAACTATTTGATGCAGCAGGCGTATTGTATATGATTCCTCCTGGTCGTCCTCCACAATTTGCTCAACCATTTGCGGCTCCTGTATCTTTTTATGTAAATATGGATAATGGTAAATGGTCTATGGTTGTAAGCCAAAGTGGCTATACATGTCTTATAACAGTAGGCACTGACTTTATTGCCGGTGGCAGAGACGGTGGGTAATGGTGTATGGATGCTTTATTCGCTTTTTTTGCTTGTAGAGCCGAACGAAAAATTTATTTTTGAAGGAACACACTATCAAAGTAAAGCTCAATGTATACAAATGACAACCCAAAATATTTTAAAATTATCTCAATCACTAGTAACAAAATTAAATAATACTTATGGCGAAAATACGTGGAAAGCATTGGAAATAGGATGTGTAGAAAAGGGCGGTGATCCTATGAATAGAGTTCCAATAATTAATAAAAACAAAGAGAAAAAACCAGAAGGCATAATGGTATGACTGAAGAAGAAATTCAACTTGAATTAAACCGGCAAATGTCTGATTATTTTCATGAAGAAAGAATGTTAAGATTTAGACAGAATATCAAAGACGCAGCATTTAGAGCTAAGATGATGGATATGAAAGTAATGCCAGTTGAAAAACAAGAAAGCTATCATGCTTATATAGCTAGACGTTATAAAGAAATAGAGGAACAACTTAAATGAGTGACATTTTTGATTTTGGATTTACAGCAGTTACAGAAGAAGAACTTGAAGCAGTTCAAGATGCTGTTCAATCTCAAGCAAGTATTGGAGAAAATTTAGAGGCATTACAGGAAAAAGTCGATAAGCTGTATAATTCAATGATTCCATTACTATCGAATCTAAAGAAAAATCCACAAAAAGATTACATTCATTGGCCAAATAGACTTGAAAAAGTAGAACAATTTGAGGATCTGCTTACTAAAATCTACAAAAGTTAGTGTAATATTTTTATCACACTTTTATATATTAATGATTAAATGTGCTTTATGCGCATTTTTTTATGTACATTACTCTAAAAACAGTGTATTCTATACCTACAAAAGGAGAATACAACATGACAGAATATAGAGAAATTGCTAAGATGCTTCGCCAGATGCTCGCTAATACACAATCAGCAGAAGATGCAATTCCGGCTGGTGATATCATGGCTTTGTCAGAAGTCTTCGATAATAAGGCCGATTCTATCGAGATGGATATGATTGTAGAAATGCAAAGGGATGCAGTATGATTTTCTATCGCCCTCACCAAAAGTCAGTTGTAGTTGACCTTAAAGAAAAAGGTTGGCATGGCGAAACAATTATGAAGTTTCTTGATTATGTAAATAAGAAAGAAACTTTGATTGAAACTGGTCGTAAGAATGGTAAACATTCTCGGGACTCAGCTAAATCAAAAGTTTATAGCGCTGAGTTTAAGTACGAACGTACTTATGGATATGGTAAAAAGTTTAAAAATCTTGAAGAAGCTCAAAAATATTGTGACAAAATTTTAGCTTCAAAGACTTGGAAAAAAATATCAACTGCTGGTGTAAAGAATATTGCTTTGGCTGAAATGTCTGGTAGCAGGACAATGGGCAGAGCATGGTCTCATAATATTGATCTTAATCGTAAAAGCGGTTTAAATCAATATGTTCTTCTCCATGAGATGGCACATAGCGCAGGCAATATGCACCACGATGTACGCTTTCGTATTAATCTTCTTAAACTGGTTTCTCGTTTTATTGGCAGCGAACAAGCTGCTTATCTTAAAGCTTGCTTCAAAGAAAAGAAGTTGAAAGTTACTGAGTCATCAAATATCAAATCTCCAGAAGTCTGGAAAAAAGGATATGATCGACTCACTGCTGCTCGTAAGCTAATAGAAAGGGAATAAAAAATGAAAATATGTCAGCCAGCTTTAAAAGATTATCACGATTTAGAATTTATTTCTAAGCTGGTGTCAAAACGGTTGGCTGACAACATCGATGACAAATTGATTATTGAAGAAGTAAAGAACAAAGTAGGATCAACCTACATGGAATATACGATGAAACAAATTGAGGTACAAAAATGTTCGAGCAATCAATCCTCGAAGGCATCTTCCTAGCATGTCTTCTTATAGTAATGTTAACATAGGAGAAATATAATGGCATATGATAAACGTCATGGTGGGCCATATGATAGAGGATCAGCAGATAGCTGGTATCGCCGTAATTCAGAGCCGCACTATTGGACTGGTGGATCTTATCAGGGTGAACATATCACTGAAAATCAAATGACGAAAGAAGAAATAGAAGCTTATTGGGCTGGATTTGATGAAAATGAAGCTTCGGGTTGTCATAAAGAGTGGTAATAATATTGTGACAAATATGTTACATCTATAATTAAATGCACCTCCGGGTGCATTTTTTGTTGTACGTTCCATTTAAAATATGGTACAAAGGTAGTATCAAATGGAGATAAACATGACATACACACTTTTAAATCAAAACCAAACTTCTACAACTACTTTCAACACCATTCCTCAAATCATTTCTCATATCAAATCACTAAATCTTCCATCATCTACTCAACATCTTATTTTTCCACCTCATAATCCAACAACTTCCGTATTCTTTCTCTTAACCTTAAATCAACTTATTAAAACATTCAAAAATACCCCACACGAACTTAATTAAAAAAATTATACAACGGAGAAACTATATGAAATCTTTTACTTTTCAACCTAACCCAACCTTTCAATTTTCACTTCTTCCGATCTTTACTGAAGGATTAGGGATTGACTACACAATCAATCCCGATAAAACTGTTACTTTCTCTTCAAATGATGAGGATGCTCTTGAAGAATGCTGGGAACAACTATACGACGATCCCTTTGACCTCATGGCGGTATAATAATATGATTCTTGATACAATCAATCTTCCAAAAAAGATTAAACCAGAAATGATTGACTCAATTGTTAATCATGCAAACGAGGTTCTTGATCTTTCAGATCTCGATGAGCTAGTAATTCGTTTTAAAGCACATAATGATGCTTGTGGTTACTTCGATGGATTTGATGATGACTCTACTGCTGGTATTGAAGTCAACACAAAAAATACTATCGATGAGATTGTTACTACAATATTTCATGAGCTTGTACATGTACAGCAAGTTCTTCACGGAGTCTTTGATGACTTTGAAAAAACTTGGAATGGAGAGTCATTCGGACATCTTGATTACAATGATCGTCCGTGGGAGATAGATGCATTTAAAAAAGAAAAAGAGCTTTTTTCTTCCTGGAACCGCATTTAACTGTGTACATTACCTTAAAACTGTGGTAGTATGATCTTAAATCAAATGGAGAGTATCATGATTGCAACAAATATGGCAGACCGTCTTGCATTGATTGCAGCAATTGCTGAAAAGCAAAAAAACGAAAAGGCTCGTAAAGAGCGGTTGTCAACTATTCGCAAAAACACTGCAAAAGTTCGTATCGTTGCTCGTAAAAAGCGTACAGCTGAAGATAAAAAGCTTTCGGATTTTACTGGCGGTCAGGAAAATATCAATCACTATACCGATGCATCTAAGTATGCTAAAACACACTATGGCGAGACACTCCACGAAACAACTCGTCATGATACAGATTGGGGAGACTACTAATGATTAATCCATTATGGATCGCATTCACTCTATTTTTCGGTGGGCTTGGTATTTGTCTTATAATACTAGACTCGCTTTCAGGATACCTAATGTGCTTCGGTGTATTGGGTTGGTTGTTTGTAGCAAACAATACAGGTCAATTGTTTATTGAAGAAGATGATGAAGAGGATTACTAGTAATGTATGAATTGTTAGAAAGCCTCGCTTTTGTTTTCCTTGTAAGTGTACTTATAGGAATTATGCTGATGCAAGCGGCCGCTTTAGTATGGATGTTCTGGGATATGTTTATACGTAAGGATATGTAATGGAAGATTGTAAAACATTTGCAAAAGCATTTTCATTTGCAGAACGTGCTCACGCCAATCAAAAACGTAAGTACACCGATGAAAAATATTTTTCGCATTGTGTAGCGGTTTCTGATATGATCGAAGAGTACTTGGATACGCACGTGGTTGATGTCTCAACCACTGTGGCTATGTCTGTGGCGATTCTTCATGATGTTGTTGAAGATACATCATTTGATCACATGGACATCAGAGAGCGGTTTTCAGACGAGATTGCAATGGGCGTATGGTTTCTAACTAACACTGAATTGTTTGTTGGTAATCGATCACTTCGAAAAGAACTTGATCGTGATCGTTTAGCAAAAGCTCCAGGTTGGGTAAAACTAATCAAGAAGTTTGATATTGAGCACAATCGTGAAAGTATCAAAAAGCATGATCCAAAATTCTATAGAATATTCAAGCAAGAAACTGATGAATTGCTTGAAGCTATGGGTATGCACGACGACGAATACTATAATGGTCCAGCTGATATTCAGCTGGCATTTTAAAGGAGGACAATAGTGGTATCAGAAATTCAAACGCACGGTTTTGAAAAGGAGGAAAATGAACATGATGTTGTGGACAAGGTTTATTTAGATATTAATCCTCGTCCACAGCAATCTGAAGTCGTTCAATCACTTAAAAATCAAGCAGGTGAAGAATGGAAGGCCAGATGCACTGAGCATTATGCTTGGAAAGCAGCTGAATATATTATTGAGCTTGAAAACGCTTTGGAAAAAGAAAAAGAAATACAAGATCATATGTGGAAATCTATAAGTCGTATCGAACGGCAAAGAGATGAAGCAGACAACACTAATAAATTCTTAAGAAAACTTATTAACAAGTATCATTTAGAAAATGATGCATTTACCGGAAAGGGTAATATCAATGACTGAAGATCGTGATAACTATATGAATATGCTTACATCAGGAGTATGCGAGGTAACCTTTACAAAAGTAAATGGCGATAAGCGAGTTATGACTTGCACTTTGCTAGAAGGTATGATTCCATCGGCTGAAAAAGATGAACCTATTACTCAAAAGAAAGTTCGTGCTGTAAATCCTGAAGTCATTCCATGCTGGGATACGAACGCAGAAGGCTGGCGGTCTTTTCGTGTTGATAGCGTACAGGAATGTAAATATGTTTATCGCCCAAAAGTTTATTCTATGTAAATCAAAATAATCATTTACAATTGCTTAAAAGTGTGATAGATTAATAGAGTAGGAAGAATCACTTGTCACTGAAAGGACAAAAAAATGACTATATCTATATGGGGTGATGATAACATCGACGAGTGGTTGACACGAGTAGAGATAGCATTAGACGAGTGGGATCAGAGCGAAGTTTGTAAGAATTGTGATGGTTCTGGTGTTGTCGAGATTTCAAAAATAGAATGTGAATTTTGTTTTGGAACTGGTTATGAAGAAAGAGATGAAGCATCAAACGAAAAAGGAATATACAATGTCTATGCACATGATTCAAGGTGTTCAAGTACACGGAAAATCTAAAATCAAAAAGAAGCCTGGTTGGAAAGAAAGAGAAGCTGAACATCAAGCTTTTCTTGATCGTATGGGTGTGAAAGGTACTAAACAAGACTATCGTCATGAACGGCCAAAATTTAAAGTTTCAAGAGATCAATTATCAAATAGTATTGATAATGGTACACTAAAAGAAACGAATAAATATACAGGTAATGAGATTGCTGGTATTGTTGTAACACACAAAAGTAATCTTATGCCAATTCGTAAAGACAACAAACAGGCAGCAGTTGATGCAGCGAGTATGCGTAGATGATTTTAGATAAGCACGTTACTAAAGTAATTAGTAATAATGTAAATATGACGGTGCCATATTATCTTATGGCATCGTATGCTTATTATGAGAAAGACGATCCAATATTATCTGATGATTTTTATGATAAATTAGCAAAAAATATTCTTAAGCAATGGGACAATATTGAACACTATCATAAACATCTACTAAGCAAGGATGTTTTAGAAGCAGGCAGTTACATTGGAAAATATCCAACTATCATCTCAGAGGCCCTTAAGAGCTTAAGAAAGACTACTAAGAAATGAATCAGGACGATAGAGACTTTATCATTAATGCAGTGAATCGACTTCTAAAGGTCCCTTACGCAGCTCTTACTAATGCTGAAATTGTTAAATTAAAAGGTTTACTTAGAAAATTATGATTACAGTTGAACATAAATATGATCATAGTATTATTACCATTTTAGATAATAATGGAAAAACTGACGACGTTGAAATTATTGTTGATGAAGAACTTTGCTATATTCGTCAATACACTGATGACGATGATTTTAATATTGTGGTAATATCACCATATATGTTAAAAGAATTAGTAGCAGCATATGATATGGCTGAAGGCTCGTATGTTACTGCAGGTAAATCATAAAAAAATAAAAAAAATGCATTTAAGGGTTTACAATGACTCCTATTTGTGTTAGAATAACTATACGTTAAGGAGAAAACTATGTTTATGTTCGAATTTGGTTTACTGGTATTTGGCATTATTATTACTTCTTATGTTCTTGGTCGTAGAAGTGCAAAAGAAGAAAACGTTGAAGGTATAGTCGATATTGTAATTACTAGACTATGTCACGAAGGCTATATTCATTATGAAGAAATGGATGATGGCGATTATGACTTGATTAAGATAAAGGACTATGATAATGGTAGCACGTAAGACAGCAAAAAGAGCTAAAGTTAAACCAACATTTTCTCGACGTGCAAGAACTGGTTTTGCGGCTGCGCCTCAAGATAACTTTCGTAATTTTAATGATTACGTCCGAACAGAAGTTGATAAGAAAGATGTTATAAGCAAGATTAAGTCTTATATCAGAAAAGTTGTTCCTAAAACTGATGCCAAAATAGCCATGGAAGCGCCTGAGTGGTCCTTTGCGGGTCTACCTTTATTGGCATCTACTATCGTATGGAAAGAAATGGATAAAGAATTCCCAGCATGGTGGGATGCTGATAAGGTTCTGAAAAAGCATGTAAAAGAATTACTAGCGCGCGGTAGAGCTAAACAAGCTGAAAAGGCTAATAAGCCAGAAGAAACTGGTCCAGTAAAGAAAACCATTCAAGAAATTATTCAAGAGCGTACGTCTGAATTTATCGGCGGAATTGATAATGTCGTAGATAATTGGGAAACTGCTGGCGACTATTCAGTCTATGACGAATTAAAGAAAATCGATGCTCCATATAATATGGCTAAGACTGCTTTTGCGTATTATACACCTCAGATGAATGAAATCAATGAGCTTGTCAATGATAAGCCTGAAGATCTTCTTGAGGCATATTCAAGCTGGTCAACATCACGTCGTAAAAAATATCTAAAATTTCTTACCGAACTATGTGCTGAAATCGAAAAGTATATGGCTTCGAAAAAAGCTTTGCGTGCTACTCGTAAACCCAAAGTTAAAACTGCAGACAAACAGGTTGAAAAACTTAACTATGCAAAAGAGTCGAAAGAATATAAGCTAACATCTATTACGCCTACTTCAATTATCGGTGCAATGCGGCTTTATACTTTCAATACGAAATATAGAGAATTAACTGAATATGTGTGTCAAAAGGCAATTGGCTTTGAAGTCAAAGGTACTACTATTCTCGGATTGGATGCTGACCTATGTCGGAGCACACGTCTCCGTAAGCCTGATGAATTTATTCCAGCAATCTTGAGTAAATCATCAACACAGATCAATAAAGAATGGTCAAAGCTTACGACTAAAACATCAAAAAATGTTAATGGTCGTATTAATAAAGATGTTATCATATTAAGAGCTTTGGCAAAGTAGAAAGGAATAAAATGAGCGAAGAAATACAATTTATGAATCGTGCAAAATTTAGTAAAATTATTGAATCACAGGTAATTGATAAGAAGCTATCGTATATGGACGCAGTAATTGAAACATGTGATATGACAAATATCGATCCACAAGATGTTAAAAAGTTTATCTCAAAAGTAATTAAAGAAAAAATCGAGGCTGAAGCGATGAGTCTTAATTTTTTACCAAAACAAAATGAATTGCTATTTGAATGATACGTTGGTACGATTATGTAGCAGTGGCCATCATGACAGTGTTTATATTTCCAGCTGCAATAATGATATTACCGCCAATAATTAATTTAAATGCTATTATACCTCTGTATGCTTCTTGGTATATGTGGGTAATGTACTGCGATAAAAGACAGAGTATGGAAAATGACAGATAACGAAATACAAGAATTTATTAAAATGTTTAAAGGAGTACTACCAGACCCAGACAACTATCCGACAACTTTTGACTATTACTATCAACTATATAAACATATAAAACAAAGGAACTAAAATGTTTGAACTAATTATGATCACGATGCTCTTTTTGAATGATAATGAAGAGTTTTTTAATGCCGGACCGGCAAATAAAGAAGCTGGCCGTACATGGCAATATACGGGAACTCAACCTGTTCCTGAAGGCCATGTTGCGATCCCATCAATTAATCCAGACACTGGTAAAGAAACAGTTATTTTCATCAGAAAATAATGATATATAACAATGTACAAAGCGTACAATATATTGTATAATAATTCAGTAATATAAAACATAATTCAGCAAATATAAGGAATATAATATGTCTTTTGCAAATCTTAAACGTGACCGCGGTCAAATCAACAAACTCGTTGCAGCAGCCGAAGCTGTTGGTGGAGGGACTTCTTCAAATAAATATACAGATGATCGTATGTGGAAGCCTACTGTTGATAAACAGAATAATGGTTATGCTATTATTCGCTTTCTTCCAGCTACTGAAGGTGCCGAACTTCCATGGGTTCGTTATTGGGATCATGGTTTTAAAGGTCCAACTGGTAAATGGTATATCGAAAAATCACTTACATCTATTGGTCAAGATGATCCAGTCGGAGAACTTAATAGTAAGCTATGGAATACCGGGCTAGAATCTGACAAAGAAACAGCACGTCGTCAAAAGCGGCGGTTGCATCACGTGTCAAATATTCTTGTGGTATCAGATCCGGGTAATCCTGCTAATGAGGGTAAAGTATTTCTTTATCAATATGGCAAGAAAATCTTTGACAAATTGATGGATGCAATGCAACCAGAGTTTGCAGATGAAGAACCAATTAATCCATTTGATTTTTGGTCTGGTGCTAACTTCAAACTGAAAATTCGGGATGTTGAAGGCTATCGCAATTACGATAAATCAGAATTTGCTCGTCAAGAAGCATTGTCTGAGGATGATACAAAGCTTGAAGGAATTTACAATTCCATGCACGATTTAAACAAGTATGCAGAAGAAGGATATAAATCATATGCTGAACTAAAAACTAAGCTAATGAGTGTACTAGGTGAAGCAGCTGTTGCCGGTGCGCCTACCATGGCTCAAGACCGCAGTCTTGGTGAAGAACGTCCAGCGCCTGCTATCAAAGCAGTTCCTGAGCCGGCAATAAATGCAGTATCAAGTTCAGATGATGAAGATGATATTATGTCTCATTTTGCTAATTTAGTTAATGATTAAATATAACTGAGAAATGCCGGCTTAATGCCGGCATTTTTTTATTAATATGCGTAAAGCTGTTGCCTATTTGGTGGTCCCCATCCTTCAAATCTAGGATCAAATCTTGCATGAGAAGATCCAACCGGAGGATTTGGTATAACTACTGGTGCTGATGTTGAAGTTGTGCTATTGTCAATGTTTCCAATTAATACGCCCTGCCCCTGACTTCTTGAAGCTTCTAAACTAAAATAGGCATCTTTTAATTCATCAGCAGCTCTTTGCGCAGAAGGCATAAGTTTCTTTGTAACAGCATGACCGGTTAATGCATTAAACAATGCAACCCCAGCTCCCTCTAGAGATCGATCTTCTGCTTCGGTGCCAACAGCAGCAACAATACCTGTCTCTACTGCCTTCGCGACAGCTTGTACAACTTCTGCTTCAAAACTTTTAACTGTTGGAAGTGTGCCAAATGCTTCTCTTTGATATTCTGCATCCATATCGAGGAGCGCAACAGGCTTTGCTTTTAAATTTAATGTTTCTAATATTTTATTTCCCATTGGCATATTGCCAATCGTACTTATAACATTACTCTTTATGTCTGCAGCCGAAGGAATAAAGTCAAATATCATATCTATCAGCCCTTGTAATTTTTCTACAACTGATTCAACAATTCCACTCATCATTTGTTTACCTTCAGTAACAATATCAGAAATCATATTAGGAATAAAACTAGTAAATATATTTTTTATCCCAGTCCATATAGAACCATTTGGCTGTGGATCTCCTTCGGCCCCTTCTGTTTTAGCAAATAGGTTTGTAAATGATGTTACCATCGCCGTTATCTTTGCAGGAATAGCAACCGTAAATACATTTTTCAAATCATCCCAAAGAGCACCGGCTGACAGTGATATACCTTCTTTAAAATCTTTTACTATACTTTTTATTTTATTAGGAAGGGCTACTGTAAATATACTTGTAACACCACTCCAAGCTTTTTGGATCGTACTAAGTTCACCAGTTTTTCTTATAGCCATTGGATCTTTATCACCAAATCCCATCAAGCTTTTTATACCTGTTAGTACGCCACCAACAGATTCTACTATATCTTCCATCCAACTACCTTGGTATGCTTTACTCCAAGCTTCTTTAAGTGATTTACCAGAAAATATATCTTTAATGAATACTACTACACGTTCCATGGTTCGGACTGGAGCCATTAATAAGCTTTTAAATAATTTTTCAAAGGAAAACTGTTCGGCCCAGATACCAATTTTTCCTATCATAGATCCGTCATCCCATTTACCGTCTTCACCAACTCCCCATGGTAATAGCTTTCTAAGAATCCATAGCATTGCGTTTTTAATTAAATCAAATGGTGCTCCAACAAAATTAGATAACGCAGTAGTAAGTCCTTCAGAAAAAGACATTGCCCAGGTCTCACCTTTTCCAGACTCTTCTTGAAATTTTTGAATTCCTGCGAATGCTGACATGAGGACACCAATAGGCCATAATACTTTATTGAATATTCCTTTGAATAATTTAAAAACGGCTGATCCCTTAATAGATGATCCAACAGAACCGAGTGATGATAACATTTTTCCAAACGCTCCGCTCATTACTTCTGTTATAGCAGACCCGGCTGCCCGTAGTGGTTGCAGTATCTTGCTTATTCCTTGAGTTACTCTATGAACTATGGAAACTGGTTGAGCCGTAAATCTTCCACCGGGACCACGGCCTGTAACTGGTTTTCCGTCTATACCAAGACCTACCATTGAGTAATATCTAGCCTTTAATCCGTTCATGAAGTTTGCCATTCTAGTAGATATTTGTGTAGTAAGAGGTGTTTTCAATTCACGGCTGCCAGTGTTTAACTGCCTAGGTCCTGCTCCTTTCATATCACCATCAAATCCAAACATTCTTAATGCGGACCCTCTTAACTTAGCTATTTTGTCAAAAAACCACATAGAAAAATTAGCATATGGAGCAGGAACTAATTTTCCAAGAAGTTTGTCTGCAGTTTTTAACGGTATAAGTCCTTTTAAAGTTTTTCCTATTTTTTCAGCGTTCATTATAGCTAATTTTTCCCACCCACGAAGACCAGCAAGGGCGACACCTAATGCTGCCAATCCAGCAGTAAATGCAACTATTCCTTTAATTCCAGGAATATTTGGTAAGTTAAGTCCGGACGTAGTAGAGCCACTGGAGCTAGACGTTGGTCGGCGAGGAGCATTAGATGCTTGCTTTGCTTCTCTCTCTGCTTCTATACGTCTTCTTTCTGTCTCAGCAGCTTGGTCTTTCATAAAATCAATGAATTGTGTAAATTTAATATTTAATTCTTCAAGCGAATGACTCTGCTTCGCCTGAGATCTTATATCTTGAGCGTTATAAGCAGCCATGTGATTTGCTAGATCGTTTAAGTCTTTTATTTGGGCCATCGTTTATTCCTACTGCTTTTGCTGTCGCTCTTTGTGTCTTCGCTCTTCTTCTTTCATATGATCAATTAACATCATTAAATATATTTCTCTCTCCCAGGGTATCATATTTTCTAGTTCAGTAAGTGCATAATTATGATCCTGCATCATCCTAAAATTACTTTGATAGTAGTGTAGGAGATTTTCATGGGAGAGACATATTAAAAAAAATCGGCCATTCCTTCTAGTTTCTTTTTATTATGATGACCACATTCTGAGCAGTCAAACTCAACATCTTTCATAACAGTTGGCATTTTATCAGTGTAATTTTTAATCTTTTCAAATTGCTCAGTGTTTAAAGATTCAATAAAATTAGTAATCGCTTTTGAATCTTCGTCTTTAACAATAATTCTATCATCTGCTGTGTTAACATATTTAATACAATAACCTAACATACGAATTGACATATCAGAAGGTGACATGTTAGTCATTGTTGGATCATTTAAACTATTAAAACTTGGCCATTGCATTTCTAAAGATATGTCGTCAGTTAATTCAATAATGTTACTAATTTCTGGAAGATCTGGTTTTGTATCAATTAAATTAATAGACAATTCATTTGATGTTTCACACTCCTCACATGCCACGCCAATTTTAGCTGTTTCACCTACAGACTTAGATCTAATAATAATAAACATATATTCAATATCAAAAACTGCTAAGTCATTCCATTTAATATCAGCTTCCGGGTCAACACACGCTTTAATTGTATCAACAATTGCTCCAAACATTTGTTGAGCATCTTGTGATTCAAGCGCTATCATTAAAACTTTTTCTTCTCTTACTAAGTACGGTCTAAATTTTATAATTTGACCGGTAGTAGGAATACTCATTTCATATTTGGGTTTATCATTTAGTACTGGTAGTGCCATTATATTACCTCATTGTTTAAAATTATATTATTCATTTAACCTGGATCTTTCCACGGTTTCTTTTGACCATTAGTTCTACTAGTTTTTAAAGATCCTCTTAAATCTGGATTAATCCATGTGCTTTTCTTTACTGCTGCTAACATCGGATTAATGTTAACTATTTTTCTTTTGGATCTTTGGCTTACATAATTCTTTTCACTTCTCCAGTTTGTGTAAGTCATAGTAATTGTAATTTCAACAGTTCCATTATTATCATTTGCTAAATCTATTTGAGCAAGCGCAATTGGGAAAGCATCCTCTAAAACGACGCTATATACTACATTTCCATTCGAATCTAATTGATGAATGACTACGTCTTTTGCATAACCACCGAACCGGCCTTTTTTAAACTCTATTTCATTAGTATCTAAATCAATTTGCCTAGACATCCATACTTCAAAATAGTCTCGAATTTTATAATCATTTGTTTCATAAAATGAGAAATTGACATCTTGAACGCTATATCCGTATGAAACTTTTTCTGATTTCATTCCGATTCTTCGATCGTTGGTTAGTATGCTTCTCATTGGTAATGTACAAGATTTGCATAATAAATTGACATCGCCGGTAGGATGCATTCGAGCATGATCACCGGCTTGCTGTATCACATCATCAGGAGGCACGTCGGCGGCAACTTGTGAAACTATTGCATTCGGGCCAAGAGCAGGTAATTCAACTGCAAACTTATTAGGTCTTGCAAGACCTTGTACCATCATGCTTTTAAATCTTTCAACTCCTAAGTCAACTTGTTTCATAGCATCCCTCTTGAGTTTCTATACACTTCTCTGCCAGATGCTTTATTCCAAGACGCAGTTGGAAGAAAGGTAGCTATCTCCCACTCAGGCGCGTGTACTTTTGCTAATCGACTTTTTAAATGTTTTTTAAGATAGTGTTTAATAGTAGGTTTGTAATATTGCATATTGCTAGCCGCTTTTACAGTAGCATACGTGACATTAAAATCATCATCTGACGCTGTTGTCATTAATGCATCTAGGAATTTAGCCCTAAGAACTGGAGGTAAGTAATGTAGATTCATCCCTAAAAAGCCTCCTTTTGCTTTACCGATAATAATAACAAGTGGAAAAGAATCATAGAATGGCAGTGTTTCTTTATGTTTAGGATCATAGAAAAACATACACATTTTACCAATATCGGTATTATTACTAAGAGTTAACTCTTCTTCTTGCATTAATGCGCCTTGATTAATTCTGCGAAATTCTTTTCCTCGCATTGTAGTTATTTTTTTACGGAACCACTCGCGCGACTCTTTGGTGCGAGGAGTGATCCCTGCACGAAAAGCTTCTAATTCTAGTTTTTTAAATATCTCTGTCATGACTCTATTTATACTTTTTTCTTAGGTTTCTTCATTGTCGGCAGAGGTTTTAAACTTTTGCCCTTTGGTCGTATTCCCATTTTATCAAGAGTATTTTCAGTCCATATTTGAAATTCCCAATTGCGGTCATCTGCATAATTTTTTGCGGCTTTCCATTTATTCATATTCTTTACATAAGTCAATCCTTCGGTAATATAACGTTTTGTTTTTTTACCTGGATTTTTGGGAGGTCGCGTTTCTTTATCTGGTTTGATTTCAACTAATATAGTTTTTTTATTCTTAAATGTAATTTTAAGATCAACAAAATATCTATGATATTTTTTATCAACTTCATACAAATATGGTACTACAACTTCTTCGCTTGACCATGATATAACATCACTTTGCTCATCACACCATTTAAAACAATGACGCTCCCACATTGATCTATACACTATATTGGTATAGTCTCCTTTATATTTGTTTGGATTCTTTGGTTTGTATTTACCAGAATATGTTTTCATGTTTTCCCATATAAATATAACTAACAGAATTTAACTATATTTATTAGGAAAACATATGTCGTTAGATAGGGATGCCACCACCACAGCTAATTTCGCACAAGCAGCAAAACAACAGCTGCAATTTCCTAGGGAAAATGTATCTGATTTTAAAGCGTATATAAGATTTCAACCAATTATTACTACTCCACCGGCTTTAGGTGAAAATAGTAGAATAGGAGCATTAGTGCTGCGTACCGTAGATAATGCTTTAAATGGTAATTTTGGTGCTGCAGGTCAGGACGGCGCTTTTTTAGGCGGTGCCTTTGATGCGTTTAATAACGCTAATGGAAATCATCTTGAAAGATCTAAAAGAAATCCATCTAAACAAAGATGTGTGTTATATATGCCATCTTCTTTTAATATGCAAGATGGGGTTTCTTATTCAACTCCGGCGTTAGGTATATTAGGGCAGTCAATGAAAGAAGGAATTGAAGGCGGTAGTGGCATTATAGATGGTGGTTTGTCAGCTGCTACAGATGGTTTAAAAAATCTAATTGCTGGAGTAACTGGTGGTATGGGTCAAGATGCCGCAAGACTCGCTGCAGCTAGACTTACACAGTCATTAACTAAAAATAGTTTCGCGGACGGGGCAGTACGAAGTGCGTTAAAAACGACAGCACATCCAAATATTGCATTATTGTTTGACAAACCAGAATTACGAACATTTAGATTTCAATTTAAAATGCAGCCGACTACTGAAGACGAAGCAATAGAAATAGAGAAGATCGTCAGATTTTTTAGAAGTGAATTATATCCTGAATCATTTGGTATATCTGGGTCGCAGGCATATTCTTCAGGTTCGGGTGCAACAGAGGAGGTCTCAGAATATGAAGTTAAAGCTGGGTATAAATTTCCAAATGAAATACAAATTTCATTGCATTATGATCTAGATAGAAATACACGATCCGACGTTTCTAATGCAGAGGCTTATTCAAAATCAAAATGGTTTAGATTTAAGCCGTGTTATTTAAGATCAGTTAATGCAACATATAACACAAGTAATACCAATAGTTTTTATAAAGGCGGTTATTTTCAAGAAACAACACTAGACTTAAGTTTCCAAGAAAATGAGTTAATGGATAAAAATGCTGTTGCGAAAGGATTCTAATGTCATATTTCCAATCATATCCAATTGTACCATATCAATTTGGCGGAAGCGATAATGCAATCGCAGCGATTCAAAATATATCAGCATATGCTGACATAATTGATAAATTTAAAAATAGCGCTCAAAGTTATTTACTGTATGATATTATAGAAGGTGATAGGCCTGATGTTGTATCGTATAATATATACGGCAGTGATAATTACTATTGGACATTTTATTTAATGAATGATAATTTAAGAAGGCAGGGATGGCCTTTAATTTATAGTGAAATTGTAGATCAAGCAAAAGAATCTTATCCGCATACAACTCTTGTTTTTCGCACTGATGATAATGGTGTTGGCCATGTAGGTCATTCAGATCCAGCACAAGATCTTATTAGAATATTTAAGGTAGGTTCTAAATTAGAAGGCGCGCTTAGTGGTGCAACCGGTACTGTTGTTCGTAAAGATTTAGATTTAGGACAAGTGATTATTAGTGGATCAACTGGTGTATGGCAAAATGGTGAAGCAGTGTATTTTAATAGAATAGTTGAAAATCCAAAAGCACTTTTGGATCCAGCTTTTGCTGCGCAATATGAAGGTATTAACATTTATGAAAATGCCAAGTTAAAAACAAGCTCATTAGAATACTTAAGTGCGCACCATTATGAAGATGCATCCGGAAATTGGATAGATATAAATCCTAACAACGAGGTTCAATCATCGCTTATTACTGAAAAAACTCATCTAGATTTTATTGAAGACGAAAATTCTAAATTAAAAACGATAAAAATATTAAAGCCTAGTATTGTTAGACAAGTAACTCAAACATTTTCGACTGTCATAGGCGGATAATAAGCTATGTATGAACAGAATAAAATCATTAACCCAGTTTCATATGATATTCAATCGGTGATACTTACTGCAGATCGTTGGTCTGAATGGGATGATGAAGCTGGTTATGATATTAGTCGTTTTGTTTCTGACATAATATTTTATGAAAATTTAAATTTACCATATTTAACTGCTGCAATGTCGTTTTTAGATAATCAAAGCCTTTCAGATAAATTAAATTTTACTGGCACAGAACGTGTTGAAATAAAAATTATGACAGATGAAGAGCAAATTGACAAGCGGCTTTCTATTACTAAGCGGTTCATTATAACAGAAGTAATGTCATCTGAAAAAGTTGGTGACAATAATGAAATGGTGTCTTTACATATGATAGAAGAAAGGGCCTATCAATCTAAAGTGACTTCAATTAATAGATCATTTAAAAAAATTAATGCCCACAGAGGATCAGCAGATGCTTTTGCTGGAAATCCTATTGATATAATTCAATCATTGCTCAGGACTTTAGATCGATCAACTGCAAACGGTGGATATTTTTTAAATAATGAGTTAATGTATAATAACAATGATGATCAACTTCCTGTACTTGACGGTGAACTAAATGTTGTAATTCCTAACCTTCCGGCTATTGAAGCAATTAGTTGGATTTCTAAAAGATGCGTTACACCAAGCGGCATGCCATTTTACACATTTGCATCTATGGGTGACGATAGAATACGATTTGTTAGTTTAGAGGCTATGCTTAAAATGAGTCCCATTAACGAACCACATATGCCTTATACATATTCTTATCAGTTATTATCTGAAGCTCAAACTGTTCCTAATGGTGTTAAATCATATATAATATCTGATTTTATGAATACTGGAAGTGATAATCAATTGATCTATACGGCTTCCGGCCTAGGGACTTCTGTACATAGTTTTATTGACACGTACTCTGGAGAAATTAGTACTGTAAACTTTGATCCTGCACGAATGTTTGATCATTTACATGATCAAAATATCTTAAAGAAAAGAGATGTACCAGTCTATGATGGAAAATTAAAATTTGGTAGTAGAAATATTGCTGAAATAAATGGAGAAACAAAAACTAGTATATCAACATCAAAAACATTTAGTAATACAAAAAGAGGTGTCGATGATAAAAAGAGAAGTTATAATGAAGTAGGTGATACAAATCATCACTCATTAAAAATTGAAGCTCAGGCAGCAAGAGCATTTTTAACAAAAAATGGTTTAATGATAAAAGTACCAGGTAGAAACTTTTTATCAAAAGATAATAATCTTACGATAGGTAATAAAATTTCTGTTGAATTTAAAAAGAATATAATACAACCGACACAAAATGGCATCAATCATCAAGGTGATTTATTAGATCTTCGAAGATCAGGCGAATATATAATTTACAGCGCTGAGCATACTTTTAGTGTAGATAATGGTTATTCAGTAGGACTAAACTTAGTAAGACTAGCTTTACAAAAAAGATAAGGGTTTAAATATGGCATACTATTGGGGAGATGATCCACGATTTTTCTTAGGAAGAGTTGTCAGTAATAGTGATTTATCTCAAATGGGCAGATACCAAATTCGAATCTTTGGCATTCATGACAATGAAGTCGACATTCCTAATGAAGATTTACCTTGGGCTCAAGTGGTAATACCAACTACTGAGCAAGGTATCGGTGGAGTAGGAGCTAATCCACAAATATCACAAAACGCAATGGTTTATGGAATGTTTTTAGATGGAAAGCTTTCTCAGATACCATTAATTATAGGAACTATTACAACTATCCAAGCGCCATCAAGTATACAAACGACAGATCCAGCTTTAACGGCAAATGGATCTGTTAATAGATACGGTGGTGTTGCAGGATCTTTTGTACGAGAATCGACTTCGACTCAGCAAAGTGAAGCTGATTTTTTAGGACCGCAAGAAGTAATGCCAGATGGCGAGACTATTATTTCCGATGCAAAAAATATGGCTGGATCAAACACTGAAGAAAAAATATATAACGCATTATTAGAAGGCGGCTTAAGTGCATCCGCGGTATGTGGTTTAATGGGAAACTTTGCATATGAATCTGGACCTGGAGCTAGTTCAAAAACAACATGGCCGCCCAATCCAACCGGTAAAAACTTTATACGAGGCGGCCCTTGGAATTTAGCGATTAATCCATCGGATAGAGGAATGCCAGCATTTGGTCTTGCTCAGTGGAGAAATGATAGGTGGCAATCAGAAAATCATCCTGGAAAGGGAATAGTGCCATGGGCTGAATCTAACGGATTAAGTTGGCGTGCACTATCTACTCAATGCAGATGGGTGATATATGAATTAAGTGTTGGAGAAAGTGGCGCAGGGGCTAAATTAAGAGAGGCCACAAATCCAGCTGACGCGGCGTATATTGTATGCAGATATTACGAGAGGCCACAGAACGGAAAATATAATTGGAGAGGTAAAGCACCAAGTCCTCTTATGAGATCAACAAACACTTCGTATTGTACAGCTTTAGGTGGTACAAAGCCTTACAAAAAATCAAGAAGTTTAGAAGAAAGAATAAAAGCAGCAAATGGATATTGGAATAGATACGTTGTTGGTACTTCATCAAGTACAGGAGCCGGATAAATGAATATCACTGATTTAAATAATAAATTAAATTCTATTAATAAAGTTGTAGACTATAAAAAATTAAAAAATACTTTAGCAGATGCTGCAGATTTATCAAAAACTTTAACATCTCATGATTTTGCTTCAATTCTTCCTGGAGCCTCTATTAACGGAATTAAGTCATTATCAGATGCAATACCAGTCAAAGATACTATCGCAAATCTTCCATTACCACAGCTTGTTACATTAACCGCTGAGATGCCTGGACTTAGAGATAAAATGGTTAAAACATTAACCGATGCTGAGAAAGAGATTTTAGGGCAGATGGGCGGTCCAGTTTTTATTAATCCAGTCACTGGTATAACTGTTACACCAAAAACGTTAAATGCAACATTAGTAAATGGAGTGAAAAAAGCGAATATATTGGCAGCAAATGCAGCGTCAATACAATCTAATATTAAAAGTATTACGGCTGAATTACCAGATTTTGACGGCATTATGAAAGATTTAATTCCTTTGGATTTGCAAGGCATTGCAAAGGGAGCATTAGCATCAGTTGCAAATTTAGAATCAGTTGCTAAAGAACTAAATACAGATTTAACAAAATCTGTCACATCATTAACTGATATCCCAAAGCAATTAAAAACCATAGCCAAAGGCGGTGTAGGAGGTTTAGCTAGTGTTTTTATTGCTGATGTAGATAAAGCATTAAGTACTGCATCAATTTCTCTTGGAGCCGCAATTGAAATTGATAATATAGCTAATCTAGGACTTTTGCAGGATGCTAAGTTATCTGTTCAAAATCATTTAAAAGAAAGTGTTAACTCAGTTACTGGTAATTTATTAAATCCTTTACAAAAAGCTAGGGTTGTAAAAAATCTAAAGTTACAAAAATTTGACACCGCTATTAATGAAATACAAAAAATAGCATCTTTAAAAACAGGAATAGTAGACGCGGCTGAGGCCACGCAAAAAGCATTAGGTATAAGTCAAGATAGGCTTGAAACATTAATGCAATCACAAACATGCGATTTAGCTTCTAATATTTCTTTTGATGATGTAGCAGCTTCCGTATCTGCCGCAACGTCTTATATTTCAGAAATAGGTAATCATGGAGTATCGTGGAATGGTGCTAATACTACTGTATCATTAAATTATGCTATAGATGTTACTGATGGTGATTATCAGTTTGCAAGAGTTATTACCCTTGAAGAATTAGTTGCTGAATTTAATAGTGTCAAAAGAGAGATAACTGAAGTAGTCGTACATTGGACTGAGCATTTTTTAGACCAACCGCATGCTGGTGCCAGAGAAGTTCATGAAATAGCTAAAGATATGAATTTAGACGGATGTAATTATCACTATATTATAAAAAAGAATGGTAATATAGAAAGAGGTCGTCCAGTTGAAATTCCTGGTCAGCATGCAGAAGATCACGACGATTTTACAATTGCTGTAGCGTTTATTGGTGGAATGAATTCGTATTCAACACAAGATCCTACTACGTTTGAAACTGGCCCGGAAAGTATAACTCCAATTCAATATGAATCGTTAGATTATTTATTAAAAGCTTTTTATACAATCTGGCCAGGTGGACAAGCATTTGGACACAATGAGATTAGTCCGGAATGGGCGCACGATCCTGGATTTTCCGTTTCTGATTACGTTGAAAACAAATTTAATAAGGTTAATACTATAATACCATCTAATGGATCTGTTTCACCTGATGAATTGGTGACAGCAGCTCCTACAACGCAAGGTGCGAATGCATATAATGAATTTGAAGATGAAGAAGTCGCGCCACCTGCTATTCCTCCAGATACAATAGGAAAAATTCAAGAAGTGTTACCCGACCCGCCACCTCCAGTAAATGCTAATCCTAATGAGGATGCAACAATATTGCGTGGAGATCCAGCCGATGCACATACAGCTCTAAAGAACCAAGTTCAAAAAACCCTTGATATTAAAAAGCAATTGGAGATGATGGCTGGAGATTTAGAGATTGACGACGCTGTTGAACAAGTTACGGCGGGTGTTAATAATGCCATTCAAAGTAATGACGTGCTTTCATTAGCTGATGAGGCTGTGGTCGGGCCGGCTGAGAGGCTATTAGAAAAAGTTCAAATTGAAGGTAGCGATGTGTTTGGTAGGTTTTCAAGTATAAGTTCCGAACTTAATGCAAGTGCAAAGACATTCTATCAATCCACACAAGGTGATGTATATATTGAAGAAACAAATAAAGGCCTTTTTGAGAATCTAAAGACTCTTGAACCAGATCTTACTTCGATTGAGCGAGCATTAAAAGCAACAGAGTTACGTAAATACAGTAATTCAATTGACAGTTGGATTAAAGTAAACGCGGGGGAAAAATAGATGAGTGTTGTACCTGGAGAAATTCGTCAGCGATATGATCAAAACCGAGGTAATGCTGAAGCTGGTAAGGTTTCAGGTGGATTTAATTCTCCGGGAGGTGATATACCAAGGCAAGATTATTGGTATCAACCAGGCACGAGTAAGGCTGCCCGGGGATCGGAGGAAATTAATTTAAATTATGAAGGTCTATCGTTAGATAAACAAAGTTTAGACTTAATGCATAAGACCTCTACACAATATCCTCAAGGATATGTTCGTGTAAGCGGAACTGGTGACCCTACTACTAGTCATGCCGTGGTATACGATGATACTAGAGGTGGTGAAAGAATATGTTATAGGCACTCGTCTGGGTCCGGTGTTGATATGAAACCAGACGGATCTATTGTTATTGTATCAAGAAATAATAAAGTAGATCTTACAACCGGTAATCACCACGTAATTGTTGAGGCGAATGGCACTATGATATACCGTGGTGATGTAAACATGAAAATTGAAGGTGACTATAATCTTGAGGTTGGAGGTAATTATAATATAAAGGTAGGTGGCAACTGGAATCTAAATGTATTAGGCGCATATTCAAAAAGAGTTATAGGGGCATTTATAGAATCTATTGGTAAAGGTAAATTCGTAACAGTTCTTGGAGATCTAACACAAACATTATTAGGTAAAGTATCTGAATCAATTAAGGGAAATCATAGCTTAATTGTAAAAGGCGAAGGTGATTATAACTATGGTCAAGATGTAGTTGTAACATCTGAAGTAGAAATAAGCTTGTCTGCACCAAGCATTAATGCAGTTGCTCAAGACGTGACAGTTACTGGTAATACTGGAACTATTGGCGGTGAAAATATTGTAATGTATAACTATAATATGTACACTGGCCATTCAATAAACGCACTTGATACTGTTACTACAAAAAGTATGTATGCAACTGATACATTAGATACTCAAACCATCAATTCAACTCGAGTAAATTCAACATCTATGCATGCAACAACATTTCATGGTGATTTAACTGGAATAGCCGATCAAGCAATTGCATCAGATACAGCAGTATTTGCTTCTCGTGGAGGTGGACCGGGCGCACCAGATGGTTGGACAAATGTTAATACTACAGCAGATGCCGTAGATGCAACTGCAGCAAATACTACAAAGGGACCAAAGAAATGGCCAACTGATGCTGCAAGTGATTGGGGGCCTACTGGAAGAGATGATCAAAAGCCGGTTCCAACCGAAGTTACTACTAAACTATGGTTAGAAAATGGCGTTGCGATGATTCAGCCAGTAACAGTCGATGATGATGACGGAATTAAAAATGATCAAAATTTAACTAACTCAACTGCCGGAGTAACAGATAGACCATTAACAGTTGATGAAGTGAGAACAAAATTAAGAGTAAAAGCCAACAGAAATAATACTGCATTTACACAGAAAATGATTGAGCAAGAGTGTCTAGATCCTTCATATACTCAGACAACTCCAGATCATGTAGGTAGAATAATAAGTGATAAGCCACAGGCTAGATTAGGTCAAACTATTATAGGTCAAAAAGATGTAGCACTTACGAATATTAGATATAAACCTGCAGATACTCGTCAGAAAACCCAAGTAAAAATAGTTCTACCTGAGAGTCAATATAATCCAAATAGTTTCTCTAAGGTTACGATGGGTACGCTCATTGGAAAAGGATGGCCAATATCTAAATTTATGGATGAAGGACAAAATTTAAATCATTTAGATTTAGTACAACGTAAACAATTAGCAAGAAATTTAACTGCTATGGTTAAAATCTTGCAAATCGCAAAAATACCTGCATTCATGAAAGGCTATAATACGGTTGTTAAATTCGGTGTAGCAAAAATAAATGATAACGAGCATCCTCCAGTTAATAGCTTTTCTGACTTTGCTTCTACAGGTAGAGCAATAGGTTTTGAAGTAGTCAACTCAGCAACTGGAGAAATGTCTCTAGATGCCACATATGATTTAGTATGTTACTTAAAAGATAATTGTGAATACAGAAAACTGGTATTGGCATATGATACAATGGGACCGAGTGGTAATGAAAAGGGAAAAAATGCAGCACTTCATGCTTTGATATTAGTATCAATTCCTGAAATTCCAGAAGATTTTAAAGCATCGTTTAAAATGAAAATTGCAACTTCACATAATTATGAAGTTCAATCTAATTCAGATTTTGTAGAATCACTAGAAGAGGAAGCCATTACACTACCAGGGTCTAACCCAGATGAACCAGAAATTACAGTAGAGGGTTTAGTAGACGTTAAGACTAAAAAAGGATATACAGCAAAAGTTGCACAGCCAGTATATGATAAGTTTCAGAATTTTGTTAATGATTTAGAAGCAACTGGGTATACAATTGAAAATATTAGTGGATATAGCCGAACTAAGCAATCCTATGGAAAAGATTATAAAGGTACAGATATATGGTCTGCTCAAGCTTCGGGATTAGCTATAATAATAGATCCACACAAAAATACTAGTGGAAGTGGTAAAAAACCGCCTAAAAATATTTTATCAGGCGGAGTAGCAAAAATAGCTAAAAAATATGGAATAGTTTGGGGAGGCGCCGGATCGGTTGGATTTAAAAACACCGCACATTTTAGTGCATTGTATGCTGATGGGGGAAGTATAAAACATCCTCGATCGAATAAGGTTTACAAAACTACAGAGTCAAAACAAAAAGTTAAAGAGGCCGTTAAAAAGAAAACTTCGCCTCCAGTTTCAACTGGATATGAATTTATTTCTATGAAAGAAGACATAGAATATTTTAAAGCATATGAATACTCCCACCTTCCTGAATGGGATTATTTAGGTGTTCTAGATCGTGTACAAAATAATCAATTTCCGGCTGGGACAGAATTCAAAGTAATAGATTTACACCAAACCCCTAATTTTAGGATATATCAGGTATGGCAAGGTTTTTATAGCGGAGAAAAACAAAATATATGGGGTTTAGTAGATATAAATGATCCTGAAGATGTTAGGCGTCGTGAACAAATGGCAAAAGACATGGCTATCGCATTCAGATGGTTAAAAAGTTGATAATAAAGATTATAAATAGATAAAACAATCGAGAAGATATTAATATGGTAACAAGAGCTTTTTCAGCGGAAGACGGCAATTTACAAACTCCTAGTATTATTACTTCGGGGACACGTATTAGTAAAGATATTAATCTATTGTTTACAAAGAAAACGAACGGCGATATTTTTAAAAAAGAAGATTTGGCATCAGTTAAACAAGCAATTAAAAATTTATTACAAACCAATCATCACGAGAAACCTTTTAAACAAAACTTTGGTGCAAATTTAAGAGGTTTATTATTTGAGCTATCTGATGATTTTTTAGAATACGAAATTAATGAAGCGGTTGTCAATGCAGTAAATAATTGGGAACCTCGTGCAGTGATTTTAAATATGCAGACAAAAGTTACACCTGATAAAAATACTATATCATGTAGAATTGAATTTCAGGTAATTTCAACCGGCGCCGTAGACGTCATTGAAACATCAATAGCAAGGTTAAGATAAATGGCCACAAATATTACATCAACTCAATTAGATTTTAATGCAATTAAAACGTCATTGAAAACATATTTTAAAAGTAAATCAGAATTTACTGATTATGACTTTGAAGCATCAGGACTTAACAATATATTAGATGTGCTAGCATATAATACTCACTTTAACGGGCTAATTGCAAACTTTGCATTAAACGAATCATTTCTTGATACTGCACAATTAAGAGCTTCGGTTGTATCACATGCAGAAATGCTGGGCTTCGATATTGCGTCAAAAACTGCTTCAAAGGTTACTTTGAAATTAAGTGTTAATTTAGCTGGAGTATCAGGTCGGCCTACAGCCATCACTATTCCTAGTGGATACACATTTACTGGTACAATAGATGGCGCTAATTTTAGATTTCAAACTCGACAAATTTATAGTGCTGCAGACGATGGAACAGGATTATATGTTTTTACTGATGCACTTAGTCAAAGAGAAATAATAGCGTACGAAGGAACTTCTACAGATAAAACATTTTATGTTGGAGAATCATCTGATAGACAAGTATATGTAATTCCTGATTCAAATATTGACACTAAAACTGCAATAGTAAAAGTATTTAATTCTGCTACATCTACTGATCATACTGTATATACACCTCTTAATCAAGCTGTGACAGTAAGCTCTGCATCAGAATATTATACTATAAGAGAAACACCAAATGGATTTTATGAATTAAATTTTGGTGATGGTGTAACCTTTGGTAAAGCTCCAGATGCTGGAAATAAAATAGTAGTTAATTATTTGTCGACTTCTGGAAGTTCAGCAAATGGTGCAACTACATTTAGTGCCAATTCTGCTATAGTAGTAAATGGAGTTTCTTATTCACCTACTGTTGTTGCTCTTACAAAATCAATTAGCGGAGCAGATTTACAGTCAATAGATACTATTAAACAATTAGCTCCAGCAGCTTTTGCGACACAACAAAGATTAGTTACGGCTCTTGATTATGAATCCATGATTAAAGCCAACTTTCCAACTATTACTGCTGTCGCCGCATGGGGAAGCCAGGATAATGTTCCGGTAGATTATGGTAAAGTTTATATTAGTTTAGAATTTGCTAACACTGTAACTCCAGCAGAGCAAGTAATTATTAAGACTAATATAGAAAATACATATATCAACAATTTAAGTGTGATGGCAATAGGAACAAAATTTGTAGATCCAATTAATATTAAATTCAATATAGAAGCTGAAATTCAATGGGATCCAAATCTTACTGGATTAAAATCCGGCAATGTAGAAAATAGAATAAAAGATCTTATTCAAACACATTTTAATACTACTTTAAGAGGCTTTGGTAAAGTCTTTAGAAGATCAATTCTATTAACAGAAATCGATGCATTTGATCCTTCAATTTTATCTTCAAAGATAAATGTAAAGCTAATTACTGATTTAATTCCAACACTTAATAAGCAAGCATCTTATAAAATATTTTATCCGGTTGAATTAGAGTTTCCAGATGACGTGTTTTATAGCGTTGAATCAACTACATTTACTTATGGTGAATCTAATGTTGTTGCAAGAATTAGAAATAAGTTAGGTACCTCATTGCTTCAAATCTTAGATTCAAATAATACTGTTATAGTCGACAATATTGGATCATATCAACCGAATACTGGTCTAGTTGAACTAAATGCATTCACTCCAAGAGGAATTGTGGATGGGACGACATCTATTAAATTTACTGTAACACCTAGTGATCAAAGTGTAGTAAAACCATTAAGAAATTATTTATTAAAAGTTGATACGGGCAGTCTTCAAGTTGGTGTTAAGATTGACTATCAAAATACAAATGTTGTATTAGGCTAACAATATGTCAATAAAAACCTTAAAAGATTTTAATAGACTACCAATTAATCTACATCGCTCATCTGTTAAAGAGGTGCTTCCGGAATATTTTGTGGAAGAATATCCTACACTTATATCATTTTTAGAAACTTATTATGAGAGTCTAAATAATAATGGAGAGTTTGGCGACTTAATACAAGATCTTTACACTATTCGTGATGTTGAAGATAATTCACTTGCACAACTTGAAAAGTTACTCATTGAATTTGCGCTGGGTGTTGGCGTAAGATACTTTAATAATCCACGAGAAATAATTAGAAACTTTGCTAAATTTTACAGAGTAAAAGGTTCAAAATATTCAGCTGAAGGTTTTTTTAGATCTTTCTTTTTAACAGATGCACAAATTCATTATCCTAAAAATGATTTGTTCTTTCTCAACGACAGCGCTTCAGAAATTGGCGTTGACGGTCAAAAAGTTATGCAAGATGGTGGGTTATACCAGTTGTTATCACATCTTGTTCGGACTGATGTTGGTTTGCCTGAATGGAGAGAGTTGTATAAAAAGTTTGTTCACCCGGCAGGATTTCATTTAGCGTGTGAAGTCGTAATTCAATCTCCGGGTAAATTGTTTGAAACACCAGCGGTTCCGGTTGCCTTTGATTTACCAGAATATATTCTACAAAGTGCTGCATCGATATCTAGTAATTTTTTATATGATTCTCTCGGCGATCGACCTGTTGCTGATACATTACAGTTAGTAGATATTACAGCATTAAGTCCAATGAATTATAATGGAGTAAATTATAACATAAGAATGCACGTAAGACCTTTGAAAGAAGATGCTTATCTGAATCAAACCTTAGCTGTACTAAATACACAAAGGTCTAGCATATATGATTGGGCATCTCAAACGAGGCAAATTTGGGATACTACTACAGATAGTGCAACACTAATTCGCGTTGATGACGCACCTACGCATATCGGTGCAGATTCTTATGGATATTACGGAACATATCCATCATTCTATGTGGGAACTGGCGATAATCCAGATTATTTGAAAAAACCATATCCTTCTATCATTACTACATCTCTTGCATATGCAGAACTTGGAGCAGCACACTTTGAAGCTGATTCAGATATGACGCAACTATATCCACTTTATGATTCTGACATCATAGTATAATGAAAAAAAGTATATAAATATAACTAACACAAATTAATATTTTTAGTATTGCAATTTGAACATATTAAGAGGAAATAAATATGACAGCTGTCGTTACCGATAATTTAAAACATAGTATTCTAAAAACTTTACTAGCAGATTACAATAGTCCTAGTAGTGAGTTTTATATTGGTTTGTCTCGATCTGAATATTGGGATAGTAATGACGTTGCTATTAATCCAGTAAATTCAAAACATGACATTGTAGATTTTAAGTCTCGATTGCAAGCAGTAAAACAGGTTGAAGCCGCCAGTTTTGTCGTGCCTCGACAGGACTGGACATATGGTGTAATTTATCCTCAGTGGGATGATAGAAGATCTGGAACCTTAAGTTTAAGTAGACGATACTACGTATTAACTGATAACTATGGAGTATATATTTGTTTAAGAACTGGTAAAAATAAAGCAGGTGTTACACAACCATCTCTTGTAAAACCATCATTAGCTAATATTGATCCGTTTGAAACATCTGATGGATATGTATGGAAATTTTTATACACTGTTAGCGCATTAAAAGCTAATTACTTTTTATCATCACAATATATGCCTGTTCATAGACAAGAAACTGCGCCAGATTCTAACTCGACCGGCATTGAAATTAAACAATGGGAAATTCAAAGTAACGCGGTTCCAGGTAGGATTACCTCATTTGCTATGACAAACGAAGGCTCTGGTTACGGTACAGCTGGTCAATTTCCTACTATTAGTGTTGTAGGCAACGGCGCACTTCGTTTTCCAGGGGCAGGAGATTCTGCAAATTTAGTTTTAAGTTCAGTTATAGATTCAGACACTGGTAGAATTACGGCTATTAAGACAGATCCTATCGGAACTACATTAAATTATTTAGATAGCTACACTGTAGCAACTGTAACGTTAGCCGGTGGTGGCGGTGATAGCGCGCAGGCTCGACCAATAATTGGCCCCACTCCTGGATTTGGATTTGATCCAGTAGTTGACTTAAAAGCAGATGCGTTAATGTTTAGGAGCAAAATTTTAGAAACTGATAATGATTTTATTTTATCACAAGACTTTAGGCAAATAGGTCTTATCAAAGATCCACTGGCTGGCGATTCAACCGGGCAATATCGTGCTTTAACTGGAATTGCAACACATCATATGAAATTATCTCAAAAAACTGTTCCATTTAGTAAAGATAAAGTTATTGAAGGAGTTAGCTCCGGAGCTAAAGGATACATTGACAATTTTGATTCAAGTATTGCCCTTGGAGCTAGAATATTTTATCACCAATCGCCCGAAACTGGATTTAGAGACTTTTTAGCAAACGAAACAATTCAGGAAATTGACGGTAATGGTGAAGGAACAATCGGAGATTCTGCAAATGTGCCTGGCGAAGTAGATAAATTTAGTGGTGATGTGCTGTATTTAGATAATAGAACTGCTGTTCAACGCACTAGTAATCAATCTGAAGATATTAAAGTAATAATCCAATTATAAGAGTAGAGTAATAATATGACAACAACATTCTCAGAAAACTTAATGAGTTCTACCTATAAGGATGATTTTTCCGATAGTGCGGGTTTTAAAAGAATTCTTTTTAATCCGCGACGAGCTCTGCAAGCCCGGGAATTAACTCAATCTCAAACTATTATTCAAAAAGATATCGAGCGATTTGGTAGAAATATCTTTAAAGATGGCGCTATGGTTAATCCCGGCGGAGTTACCATTAATTCTGGTATTGAATTTATTAAACTAGATCCTACAGATAATAATACTCCAGACTCCTTCCCTAATGCTTCGGAATTAGAAGGTTTAACTTTTACCGGATCAACTTCCGGAGTAACAGCACGAATTATTCAAGTAGTAGATGGAGTAGCCGGCGATTTAACAAACAATCCGCCTACTCTTTATATAATATATACCGGATCAGGTAGTATTACTCCAACAACTAGTGCGATAAAATTTACTCCAGGTGAAACTATCACTAGCGGTACAATATCATATGTAACTCAAACAACTAATACTACTGGTAATCCAGCTATTGGCACTGGTATCCGAGTATCTATTGCAAGCGGTGATTATTTTACTCAAGGATTTTTCTGCAACTCAAAATCTCAATCATTAATGGTTTCAAAATACTCCAGTGACTATACCGGTGTTATTGGTTTTAAAGTTGTACAAGAAATAGTTTCTGCTAGCGATGATGATGCATTATTTGATAATCAAGGAGCGTTTCCAAATGTAGCGGCTCCAGGAGCCGATAGATTTAGAATAACTTTATCTATTATTGATCAAGCAAATATAACTTCCCTTGATACTTTTATATTTGTAGCTAATATCGTAAAGTCTCAAATAGTTGAACAGGCTACAGGTTTTAATCAATATAATAAAATTAATGATATGGTGGCTCAAAGAACTGCTGAAGAATCCGGTGATTATTTAGTAAATCCATATTTTATGACATACGATTCAGCTAGTTCACTTACTTTAAATGCAGTATTAAGTCCAGGAAAAGCATATGTAAATGGTCACAGAATAAATCATCCAGTACAAACTGAATTAACTGTTAATAAAGCATTAACAACGAATCTAGACGTGTTGCCGGCAGGATCGGTTTTACCTAATTCATCTATTGCGGTTGAATACGGTAGCTATGTAATAGTATCAGCCATTGAAGGGGCTTTGCCACTGGATGGCAATGGCACAAAAACAACATATCCTTTGGTAGAAATTCATAATAACACAACACCAAGTGGTGCTGGAACTACAATCGGAACGTGTAGAATTAGACACATAGATCAACTAGGATCAAATTATCGTCTATTTATTTTTGATGTTAACGTGACTTCATCATTTAGAAATGCTAAAACCCTAGTATTTGGCTCAGATGATACACACTTTGCAACTCTTGTATTAGAAAGTTCAGTCGCGGTTCTGAAAGAAGCAAGTGAAAACAATTTATTATTCCCGCTTCCAGTAAATCGGCCTAAAGCTATTACGAATATGTCCTTTTCAGCCCAAAGAAAATATACTGGAACAGCTTCTGGTGCGGGTTCAATAGTCTTTACTTCTCCGGCAGCAGGTGAAACATTTTCAAACGCAAACGACTGGGTGGTAATGTCAAATGGTGTTAAACTTGCAGATTCAGCATGGGGAATATCAGCTGGTGGCGTAGCCACGCAATCGGTTACTATATCTGGATCAGGCATTAGCGCTGGTCATGCAGTTGAAGCTATTGTTTATATACAACAAAGTGCGGTTATTAGAACTAAAACTATTACACCAGTTACATCTACAATTGCAATTGATGGATCAACCTTTATTGCTCCTCTTGGCAAAAATGACATAATAGAAATGGTTACTATTAGAGAAGGAACATCGGGCGGAGATGATGTTTCAGATCAATTTACTTTTGATAATGGTCAAAGAGATGCATTTTACGGCCAAGGGCAATTAATTAGAAAATCTACTAGTAGTTTAACAGGTAACCTCTATGTAGAATTTACTCATTATTCACATTCATCTGGAAATTGCTTTGCTGTCAATTCATACCCCGCACCATATGGTTCTATTCCATCGCATAGACTAAGAGATGGAAGCATAATTGAATTAAGAGATGTCCTTGATTTTAGATCGGCCAAAAAAGCTGATGGAACATTTGATGATGCAGGTGGGGCAGCTGGAGGTGTACTAAGTGAATTACCTCAAAATGATACAATCATTATAGCAAAAGTTGAACACTTTCTTCCAAGGCAAGATAGGATTGTTGTTGGAGAAGATGGTGTAATTAAAAATTTAGAAGGCGTGTCAAGTATTTTACCTAAACTTCCGTACTTACCACCAAAACATTTAGAACTATATAGAGCATCATTAAATGGTGGAACAACTTCGATAAGTGATATGACCGTCCAGTATATGGAAAATAAAGGTTATACCATGAAAGATATTGGTAAAATTGATAAGCGGGTCGATCTTCTTGAAGAAACTGTTGCACTAAGCTTGCTTGAATTAGATACTAATCAACTAGAAGTACTTGATGACAACGGTAATAATAGAACTAAATCTGGTTTCTTAGTTGATAACTTTAAAGATCAGTTTCATTCTGATACATCAAATGATGAATATAAAGCATCTATTAATCCTAAAACTATGACATTACATCCTGCATTTACTGAAGCCAATGTAGGTATGATTTATGATGATGCTGCTTCAACAAATACAGTTCTTAAAGGCGATAATGTGTATCTTGCACATACGCATTCAGCATATATAAGTCAAAGTAAAGTATCAAGAACTGAAAATGTTAACCCATTTATGATTTCTTCATATACGGGCTCTATAACGCTTTCTCCTCAGTCAGATGAATGGAAAGTAGATAGACAAGCCGCAGCAAAAATTATTGATGGCGGTACTAGATTAAATACTAATCAAGCACAATTGCACGATCAATCTGAATGGGGTTGGTTAGGAACTGATATTAATGGTCTACAAATTGGTGATCAAACCTCGGCAATTGCTGGCACACAACAAACTAGTACATCGTTTTTCTCTCAAAATACAAACGACTGGATAACTTCTGGATTTGATAGAACAACATCAGCCATTGTAAATAGAGTCGTAGCGTCTGAAACAATAAGAACGAGCTTAGGATCTAAAATAATTGATATTGCTCTTATTCCCTTTATGAGAAGCCGCCGTGTTTTCTTTGAAGCTGTTGGTATAAGACCAAATGCTCAAATGTTTGCTTACTTAAATGGTAGAAAAATTAATGACTTTGTAAGATCTGAAAACTTTTCTCGGATTAATAGCGGAAGAGTTGAGTATGAAAGTCCAAACTTATTGACAGCACATCCAGCTGGTGCAAGTTCCCTTATTTCTTCCGGGGCCGGAACCTTATCTGGGTCATTTTTTATCCCTCATAATAGTACTACTAAGTTTAGATCTGGAAATGCTGAATTTAAATTGCTTGACGTAACTGAGACCGTCGAAAACGGAGGGGTGCCAGGATCTTCTGCTGTCGCTACATATCAATCCGCCGGCCATATTCAAACATGGCAAGAAGAAATATTATCGACTAGACACCTTACAGTTGTAGGAACCCGCGTTACCACAGGATCGAGCCGAGTAATAACTAGGAGAGAAGCGAGCGATAGCCGCGAGTCTCAAAGAAATGATCCATTAGCACAATCATTTTTTATAACTAACCCAGATGGCGTTTACACAACAAAGGTAGATCTCTTCTTTAAAACTAAAGATTCTACTTTACCAGTATGGATTGAGTTACGGCCGTTAGTGAATGGTTATCCAGCGTCAAATACTATTGTTCCAGGCTCAAGAAAATATTTAACTCCTTCAGCTGTTAGCATTTCAGATGATGCTAGTATACCAACAACATTTGAATTTGATGAACCAATTTTTCTAAGTGGTAATACTGAATATGCGGTTGTATGTATAACTGATAACACTAGTTATAATTTATGGACTTCATTTATGGGTGATTTTGAATTAGGATCGACATCGGCAAGAATTACAAAACAACCTTTCCTAGGATCTTTCTTTAAATCTCAGAATGGTACAACATGGGAAGCGTCTCAAGAACAAGATATGAAATTTGTTTTGTACAGAGCAGTGTTTTCTTCGTTAACGGGTGAAGTTTATCTTAAAAATGCAGATCTGCCTTTAGCTCATTTATCGGCTAATCCTATTGTTACAACTGCCGGATCAGCATCCGTAAGAGTTATGCATAAAAATCATAACTTATTTGTCGGTGATAAAGTTACTCTTGCTGGAGCTGGCACATCAGCAATTGGGACAATCACACAGTCGCAAATTAATACAACACATACTATTACGCATATTGATCCAACTGGGTATAAATTTACATGTGCTGGAGTAACAGCCGGTAATGTTACTGCCGCTAAAGGCGGTGATGGAGCAATGACTGCAACTAAAAACATTCAGGGTAATACTGTTCATCCTATTGTTCAAACATTAGCTCCTTCAAATACTTCAATAACGGCATCTGGGAAATTCTATAGCGGATATTCGTCTGTCGCACTCGAAACTCCTTATCAAGCTCCGGTTGATCCACAAGGTAACGCATTAGGATATAGCTCAATAGCGCTTAATCAAAAGAATTTCTTTGATAATCCTATTATGGTTGCTTCAGCAACAAAAGAAGATGATACTTTAGCAAATGGTGGCTTAGCTGGTATCGATACTGCATCAATAAAAGTAGCCTATACAACTGCAAGCGATTTTGTGTCGCCTGTTATTGATTTACAAAGATGTTCTATTGTATTGACAAAAAATGAAATTGATAGACCAATTGGATCGACTACTGCTGGTTATAATGTCGTATTTGATTATGCAGCAGAAACTACGCCGTTTAGTGGTAGTGCATTATCTAAACATATCACAAAGCCAATAACATTAGTTAATACTGCTGTTGGTTTAAAACTACTTCTTGCTGCTAATAGGCCTGCTGGTTCACTTATTGATATTTACTATAAAACCGGAACTGAAGATACTGAATTATCTTCAACAAACTGGACCTTAGCTTCAATTGATACCCCGGTGTCTATTTCAGATAATCCATCAGTTTATAAAGAGTACAGTTATTTAATTGGTGGGGATACTGGTACTATTGAAGCATTTACTACTTTTCAAATAAAAATTGTATTTTATGCAAATAACTCTTCAAAGGTTCCAACAGTTAAAGATTTGAGAGTCATTGCATTAGGTGTATAACATGAAAAGACAATATATACAAATCGAAGGTCAATCGGCATTAGTAAAAGACATTAGTTCGGGGGCTATTTTAAACGTCAACAACGAGTCTATAAATAAGGCTAGAAATAGAAAAATTAGAGAAGCTGAAAAAGAAAAAGAACTTGTTGAATTAAAAAATGACGTAAGCGAGATAAAAAAAATGTTATCAGCATTAACAAAGAAAATGGTAGATCAAAATGGCTAGACAAGTATACGTAGGTTTAAGTGACACGATTAATACTTTTAGAGTGAAAACTAATAATATTGCTGCTCAAATTGGAGATTTAGATAATCTTAGCACTGAATATGCTGGTCACGATTCAGACATAGTACAAGCTTTAAATTTTAGTAAAGATGTACGTCGTGCTTACACCGCATCAAACGGTATTAAAAAAGTCAGCCTTAGCGGAATTATTACTGGTGACTCAAGCGGGACATTTTCGGTATCGGCAGGACACGGTCTTACTCAACTTGATAGTGGACTTGAGTTAACAGATATGGCAGGAAACACTGTTAAAGTACGAGATGCTGCCACTACCGGTAGATCAACGGATAAAGTAGTTACTAACGAGCAAATTTTAATCGGTGATGGAACTGGTTTCACATCTGCTCCTTTATCTCAAGATGTTCTTATGACAAATGCTGGTGTTGTAACAATTCAACCTGACGTTGTGACTAATACTAAGCTAGCTAATATGCCAGCAGTAACGATGAAAGTAAATGCAACAGGTTCAGTCGCTGATCCACAAGATTTGGCACTTGGAAATCATACTATTGTTGGTAGATTAGGTACAGGTGATATTAGTACGTTAACAGTTGGTACAAGCACAGTAATTGGTCGTACAACATCTGGTGATATCATAGCAGCTCAGGCCGCAACAGATCAAATAGCTGATGATGCTGTGACTAATGCTAAGCTTGCTAATATGCCAGCAAATTCAGTAAAAGTTGGAAATAGTTCTTCAGCAGCAGATCCTTCAGATATCACAGTAGCAGACACTCAAATTCTAATTGGTGATGGTGATGGATTTACCGCTGCAGCATTATCTGGTCATGTTACTATGACAAATGCTGGTGCGTGTACGGTTTCTGGAGGCGAAGCCGATTTTGTAAAAGTTGATGAAAAAAATGACGATGTAAATTACCAAGTATTATTTAGCGATAATAATGGCTCAGGTTATCAAAGACCTTATATTGATACTGATGATGGACATATGATGTACAATCCATCATCACAAACATTATCTGCCGGTACACTTGCTGGTAATGCTGCAACTGCAAACTTTGCGGATTTAGCTGAGAAATATACTACAAGTGAAGAGCATCCGGTTGGAACAGTGATGATGGCATCATATAATAAAACTGAAGAAACTACTCCTTGCACATCAAGCGGAATTCCAGTAGGCGTAGTTTCAGCTCAACCTGCTTATTTAATGAATGCAGATGCGCCAGGCCAAGCTTTAGGTCTTAAGGGAAGAGTTCCAGTAAGGGTTGTTGGCGGGGTTCATAAAGGTGATCCAGTGTATACGCATCATAATGGCTGTGCAAGTAAAGAATTTAATGGAGCTATGATGGTAGGTGTAGCTTTAGAATCGTCTACTGTAGATGAAGAAAAATTGATAGAATGTGTCCTTAAAGTGTAAATAACTGTTTACATTTAATTAAAAATAGTATATAATTAAATTATGATTAATAAATCTCAACTCATATCTGCACTTACTGCAAACCATATGTATGAACAAAATATGGTTTATGCTATAGATGAACATGGTCGTGAACAGCTAATTACTAGCTTTAGCGATTTTTGTAAAGTGCAAAAACAAAACCATTCTATAAAAATCGAACGTATGGAAAACTTTAATTCAACAATATATGAATATTGTTGGAAAATAAAAACTGATTGGAAACATGAACAACATGTAACATGTCATTTATTTTTTGCGGGTGCTGGTTCTTATTCTTTTGATATGCATACCGATCCAGATGATGTAGTTATATATTGCTGTGAAGGATCTAAGTCTTTAATAATTGATGATAAGCCAGTGACTATTATTCAAGGAGAATATATACATATACCAGCTTATACACCTCATCAAGCATTAAATAAAGATGAAGCATTAACTTTAAGCTTTGGTTTAGAAAATTATACAGAGGATAAAATTAATAATGAACTGGCTGATGTATCTCAAAACAACAGAAACATGTCAGCTTAATTGTGCGCATTGTTTTACAAGCGGAAGAAGCGGTCAAAAGATTTATTGGAATACTGATAAGCTAGTTGACTGGATTCATAGATTTAGAAAAGAAAAACCTGCAGCACAAGATTCTATACATATGGAATTTCATGGCGGTGAACCGTTTCTTGTGCCGGTTGGCCAAATGCGAAAGGTATATGATGCATGTGATGGTTTATGGGATCAAATGTCGTGGGGTGCCACAACTAATTTAGTTTTTAAATTAAAAGATCAGCATATGGATTTTATTAAAGGTCCTCTTGGAAATAGACTTGGCACATCGTGGGATCGTAAGATTCGATTTGAAAATAAAAACCAATATAATCTTTGGCATAAAAATGTTAAAACACTTTTGGCAGATGGTGTTACTATTCGTTTGTTTATTAGTCTTACAAAAGATACACTTGCAAAAGATCCTATAGTATTATTAAGATGGTGCCGCCGACTTGGTGTACAAGAAGTTTCACTGGAAAGACTAACTAATAATGGTAGTGCCCGAGAAGCATCAGAAATATTTCCAAGCAATAAAGAACTTGATGAATATTTTTTAAAAATGCACATGCAAAGTGAAGAGCACGGAGCACGAGATTGGTTTGAAAACGACTTTCTAGAAAATGTATATGCTAAGTTTGAAAAGACTATGACTACGTGTGGAACATTTTGTAGAGATTGTGAACAAAAACTATTTACTATAAATGGTGATGGAACTATTGCAGGATGTCCAAACAGCGCGCCAGAACAAGCCTTTGGAAGTTTAGACGATTCAATTGATACATTGTTAAAAAGTCCAAAAAGAATTCGTACTATATTAGAAGAAAAAATGCGTAATCCTAATTGTTTATCTTGCCCTGTATCTAGATTTTGTGGCGGTGATTGTCATCAATTAGGATGGGATGGAGATATTTGTGGCGCGCCAAAAAGTTTAATGATGGAACTCGCAAAACATGTATAAATACACCTATATAACGAAAGAGAAATGAAATGGCCACATTAACAAATCCAATCACTGCACAGAATATAATAGATAGATTTGCGGATTTTGCACCGGCGGCTGCTAATTCTGGTATTGTTTGGGGTACCAACTCAGTTCCGTTTAGTGGATTTTCTACATCATATTTTGGTGGAACGACTGCTGGTCGAAGTATTGGAATTACTGGAGCTGATATAAATCAAAATCCAATCACTGCTTCTGTTATTAATACAGCAATTGAAAATGAAACCGCTGCATATAGTCAAATTAGAAATTTAAATGCAACCCGAACAGTAACAGGTCCTGGTGGTAATACAGGATCATATCCTAATCCTGGACAAATTTTTAATCAAACAGCAAAAGCATATTTAAGTAGTAGTTATGCACAAACGCTATCTGCGGCCGGAGTCACTTTAACTGCTGGTACTCAAATTAGTGCATCTGGGCTTGAAGCTAAATTCGCAGACTTACAAACTCGTTTTAATAGTCTAGTTTCTAATACTGTTACTGTAAATGTTAATATTTGTCATGCTAGTTGTCATAGCAGTTGCCACGCCGCGAGAGGAAGAAGATGAAAGTTATTGATGTTACTGCACCATTTAGTATTGAAGATTTGAAATTGTATTTTGAAGATGATCAAACTTTTTATATGGTTGATTATGAAAATTCGCAATTGCAGGGAACAAAACTATTAACATATCTTAGTAATCTGGAATTGCCATGTAATATTGGTTTTACTGATCAGAAAGATTTTGATGATCTTACTAGAGAATATCTTTTAGCTAATTTTATTATAAGTGTTCCTATTCTTGAAGAAAGAGTAATTAGTTTATTATTGCAGATGAAAGGTATTAGTGAATTAATAGAAAAAGATTTTATTGATGATAACGTTGAAATACTTACTACTTGGGCAAAGAAATTAGATTCACTTTCGCTTTACAATCTGTACACTGTTGAATGTGATGAATTAAAAGACTACGTTAAATCATTTCCAGAAGATGACACGAAAGATTTAACTGGAATAAATTTTGTAAATTTGCTTAAATACGAAAGCTTTTATTTATTTTATGTCAATGTAATTGAACATCATAAAACATATTATAAATCATATTTTAATGAGTATATGTTTAAAGGAAATAATTTATTTAGCTATTGGGCAAATGTTAATAACCCAATGTTTTTACTAACAAGTTCAATCGCCACAGGAGAACAGTTATGATACATCTGTTTAAGAAGATTTATGTAACAACAGATAATATCATCGATCTGGGATATGATCGGATTGTAGTATCACAAAATCATGGATTAGATGTTTTAGAAGATTTACAAAAAATATCTTCAGGCAAACTTATCTCATATTCATTAGAATGGAGTGGAATACTAGGATCAAAAGATGTAACATATCCAACCGCAATAGATTTATTTACTAAATTAGCAGATCACTGTGATGCTACAGATAAAAGAGTTATTATATATTGTGATGATGATTCATTGCAATTCATAATGTCAACATGGTATAAACATATTCTAAAAACACCAACTAAAGAGTCTGTTAAATCGCTTCTACAAGCTCATGCATTTAAATTTAATGTATTCTTTAGAGGTCGTTTTTCTGGTAATGGTGGAAATGTTGGTACTGAAGAAATTTTAAAATTAACAAATTTCGATACTATTTACGATAGCGTAAAAGCAGGTTCATCTGCCAAACGAAAAACTTTTGTTAAAAAATATATTAACACTATTGGTGTAGAACATTTATTTGCAAATTATTTACATAATAAATCTACAAAAGAAGAACTAAAAAGTGTAATAAAAATACTACTAAAAAAAGATCTAGAAAAGTATTTGTATGAGTTAAAAGAAATATTTTTCCAGCATTTCTTAACTAAAAAAGTCGCGGACAAATTTAATTTAAATGCATCATATAATTTTGATAATATTAGTAATATTTTAGATGATACTAGCGATATTGCTCAAGTTTTTATTAAAGATGATATGTGGGTATCAAAATATATGAGTACAGCTTCAAGCAACAATAACGTTTTGTTTGATAATATTTCAGCTTCAGATTTAGTAACAATTAGAAAATTTACACAAATTATTGCTGATGGTTGGTCTCAATTTAAAGTATATGATGCCGGAAAAAGTGATGTAAATAAATTAGATTTCATCGAATGTATAACTGGAGAATTTACTGATACTTTATTAGATAGTCTCATTGAAATGGAATCTACATATGATAATGAATCTGGTTCATTTTTCTCTTTAGAACTGGAAACGGTTAATCATTATTTGATACATTCTTTATTAGATGCAAATTCTAATGCAGATGCAGCCTTTTTGAGTAGGTATATCACAGTGTAATATGTCTATATATGATATATTAGAAAACAAAATAACAACTTATGGTGAGATTGTATGTTGTTTATTTGAGCACTGTAATCTTCAGTGTGTTTTCTGTCCTCAAGATCATAATTCAATAGAAGGTGCTAACCGTGATTCTATCATGGCAAAAGTTCCTCAAATTGTAGAATGGATTAATAACAATAGAAGAACACAATCCTATAAATTACATTTAATGGGTGGCGAACTCTTTCAAGATGAATGGATAGATAAAGGTTTCCTAGAAATATATCAGGACTTTATTGATTCTATCATAGTACAAACAGAAGCTGATGTACATATTAATTTTATAACTAATTTATGCTTTACAAAGTCCGATATGGTAATGGATTTTTTAGAACATAATAATTTAACTATTTCTGTAAGTTACGATCCTGCTGGCAGATTTACTCCAAAAGCACATGATATTTTTGTTTCAAATATTGAAACATATAAAAATAAGATTGAAATGATTTCATTAGTTGCCACAAAACAAAACATTGCAAAAATTACAAGAGGTGATAACTTATTCACGTACCTTTATAATACATATCCATGCGACTTTGATTCATTTTTGCCATCAGTAAAAAATTCAAAAAAATTAATGCCAAGTGAAAGAACTCTTTTTGAGTTTAATAAACTACTTGTATCTAAATATCCTAAATGTTTAAACGTAGATCATTTCGTTAATCAAAAAATGCAAAATAAAATGATTTGCACAAGAGGTAATTCTCTTACTGTCATGCCAGATGGATCTATTCCTACTGGATGTTCTGGTGCAGTATTTTTAAAAGAAGCTCAAACTGAAGAACTTGGTGGACCAAAAATAGTTGAAAACTTTATGACTAAATATAATTGCTTTGAGTGTGAGTATTTTGCTCGATGCCCATTTAGTTGTTTTATTAAACAAGATTATAAACACATTGAACAAGACATGGATGAATGTGTCTTTAAAGAGACTTTTAAATATGCAGATAGCCTTTATCAACCCACCGCATGCTGATTGGTCATTAGCCAATAATATGACTTATTTAATAGCTCAAAGCTATTATAAGCATTTTGGAAAATACAGTGATCAAATAGAATGGTTAGAATCTTCTTATAAATGGAATACTTATCAATCGTTTGATGAAGCAATTGAGCAGGTGATATCTGCTGATATAATAATGTTTTCTTCATATGCTTGGAACTATGTCATTTGTGATGGAATAGCTTCTAAGATAAAACAAAAACATCCTGAAAAATTATTAGTATTGGGTGGGCCGCATATAGGAACTAATGATCCTGAACTATTAGCAAATAGAACTCAATATGATTATATATGTCAGCCAACTAAACCAGGTGAAATATTTATGAGAGATCTGATCGATCAATACATTGAAAACAAGCTTGATCCCAAAACTATTTCTTGGGAGTTAAGATCCAGTATTGGTGATATTCATAATATTAGTAAAGAAGATTATTCTGTATATGAAGAGCATTCTGAGTATTTAACTAGAGCCCTCTCATATGCTCAAGAAAATAATATGGAGCCATTTATTATTCTTGAAACAACTCGAGGATGTCCTTATAAATGTGTGTTTTGTGAATGGGGTGGAGGTATTAATACTAAAATTTATAAAAAGGATTTGAGTATTGTAAAACGAGACATTGATGCTATGATCAAAGCTGGATATCGAGATGCATATTTAACTGATGCAAACTTTGGCGCGTTTGAAGATAGAGACATAGAAATATTTGCATATGCTTGGAATAAAGGATTTAATCTAACTGATATATCGACTATGAAATCAAAAGATTTAAATAGAAGAAAAAGATTAATTGATAGATGGTTTGAAGTAGTCGGTACAGATCAAAGATCACCTAACTCAAAAGATGGTAACGATATGTGGAAAGAGACTTCAATGATGTCTATTGTTCCAACTGTATCAATTCAAAGTAGCTCTGATATTGCTATGAAATTAGCAGAAAGAGTTGATTTGAATTCAGAAGATAAGTTAGAATTAAGTAAATACATTAACAAAAGATGCAGTGAAAATGGTTTTCCTATTCCATCATTAGAATTAATTTTAGCAATGCCAGGATCTACAATAGATGATTTCTATAAAGAAATGGATTACATATGGAACTTTCAAGCTTTTGGATCGTATCGGCATGACTATATGTTTTTACCTGATTCTAGACTTAATTCTCAAGAATATAAAATTAAACATGATATCAGAACAGTAGAAGTATTTACTGATATTGTGGATGAACAAGGGACTGATAGTTGGAGTGAACTATATAAAGATAAAAGATCATATTTTAGAACTATGGCATCATGCTTTTCATTTACAACTGAGGAAATGCATGAGATGTGGTTTATGAATAATGCAGGTAATTACTTACTACAACATTTTTATCCAGCGTTTGAAGATGATTTAACACCTCCAGTTTTTGCTAAAGAAGCATATAAAATTATAATAGAGTTAGATAACTGGGATAATATATACTATGAGATCAGAGATATTTTTAATCCAAATTCACCACCAAAAAGCATAAGACAATTAGGAGATAAATTTAGAACTGAAACTATACATGAATTTTTAGAAAAAAATAAAATTATAATTATGTCGGAGGTAAGCAAAATATGTGCATAAAAGATATTTACACAAAAGGATATGTTAAATTGCGAGAAGCCGAAGGTCTGACATTAATTGGAGCAGATAATTTTAAGCTTTTAAACACAGAAGAAAGAGCAAGAGATAATGGTGAACAAGACGTTGAGCCATTACTTGCTACTAAACTTGATATGTTCGGTCAATACCTATACAATAAATACATTTTACCAGAATGGCCAAAAGCCGTTTTTAATAAGTATTTAATATGGGATGGTGTTGATAAAGATAACCAGGGTTGGCATACTGATATGTTTGAAAAATATGATGTGTTTTTCTTATATTATTTAGATGATACATTTGCCGAAACTGGTGGGAATATAGATTTTAAATGGAATAAATCAGAAACAATTTCATTTCAACCAAAAGCGGGTGATTTATTTATGGTATCTAATATACGTGGATTTTGGCATAAAGCAGGTCAATCTTCAATACAACGAAGGGTATGTTCATTTGACTTTAATACAAACAATAGTTGATAAAAAAGAAACTCTTTGCAAAGAAAGAGATTTGACAGCAGAACTATATAATCTTTGGATTACTAAATTGCATGATTTTGAGGATGATGAAAATAAATATGAGCAATATATGAAAATGATTGATAATCTTGAACCATATGCAAATATGTTAAAAGAAGAAATTAGACAATGTAATAGAGAAATAATAGAACACTATGGTGTTAAATCAATAAATGAAACACCTTATGCAGTTGAGTGTGTTAATAAACACGGCTATGATAGGCCAAACGGATGAATGTTGGTATTTTAGTTCCAGAGCTATTAATGTCTGGATATAAGATTTTTAATGATAAAGAGATCTTATATTTAATAGGCAATATTCCTCCTGTTAATTCATGGACTATTAAATCAGACACAAGTGGAACATATACTCCAGATGAAAAAATAAATTTAGAACCAGCCCATGACTATATAAAAGATAATTACGTTGATAAGTATTTTAATAATTCGACTAAAGGTTATAATAATATATGGAGTTCAACTGATGTAAATTCTATGTCATGGCATAATGATTTAGTCGAAGGACCAAATTTATTTTTTATGTATTATTTAAATGATGTAATAAATGATGGTGAAATATGTTTTAGAATTAATGGTGAAGAAACTGGAAAAATAAAACCTAAAAAGGGATTACTCTTAATGGGATCTCAAGAATTATACGTTGAACATAAAGTCAATCACACAGATGAAACTCGTGCGGTTTGTAATTTTGGGTTCTATGTGTAATGGATCTAATTGTCAAACCAACAGAATTATGTAATTTTAAATGTTCATTTTGTTCATCATCTAAAATTACGTTTGAGGATAATACTGCTACTCTTGATCTAAATAAGATATTTAAGTTTTTAAAACGTTTTCCAGACACTCAAACAATTATTGTTAATGGTGGTGATCCATTAATGATGAAACCAAATTACTATTGGAAAATTATAGAGTATCTTGATAAATATGATCTGCCTGCAACAATATCGCTTACAACAAATTTATATCCATTTCTTATGAAACCAATGAAATGGAAAGAACTTTTTAACCATCCTCGAATTGGTGTAGCTACATCATTTCAATATGGAGGAGGGAGATTAAAAGGTGATTATAGTGAATTTACAGAAGAAGATTTTTGGAAGTGTTCAGATGCGATGCTAGAACATGTTGGATACAGACCAGCATTCATAGCCGTAATCGTTGAAGAAAACGAAGATACTCATATTAAGACAGTTGAACTTGCAAAGAAAATGAATGTAGTCTGTAAAGTAAATTATGCCATGGCATCAGGTTCACAGTCTGCGCCATATCAGTTATCAAAAATATATGAACGTTATATTGAAATATGGAAAGCTGGATTAAGCGATTGGGAACATAACACTCAACAGATGATGGTACGACTAAGAGGAGAATCCACTATATGTCCTCAAACAAGAACATGTGATTCTGGCATTCGAACACTTCAACCTGAAGGTGACTACTATTCGTGTGGTGCATTTGGCGATGATTTAGATAAGGCTATTGATTTTAATTACGAAATGAGTGGTGGATTTTCAACACCTCTTGCAACAGATTTAAGTTTAATGAGTTTGAAAAATGCATGTTATACTTGTCCTATGTTTGAAATTTGCAATGGTTGTAAAAAAACTATTAAAGATTTAAAACAACATAACATGGTAGAAGATCATTGTAAACATATGAAGACATTGGCTTTAGACATTATTAAAGCAAACGATATAAAACTAGAACCTACGCCTTATATAAGAGAATATGCATGAATTTAAAAGATGATTTTCATACAGTTGTTAGTAATAAAGATATTATTAAGTTAATGAGCAATATAGAAACTAATATATTTGCCGATGAAAGGCTTATAGATGATTTTGTACAAACAAAGAAATTTCTATCGCAGAATTATCCGTTTGAGTATGCAATTTTAATTAATGTTGCAACTATAATTTCTAATACGCTGCTCGAGCCTGAATTTGGACCAGTTGAGTTAATTGAACATAAATTAAATAAAGGTCGGCACGATGGAAATACTGTATACCACTATGACAAAACAGGCGGGGATCATCCCGATGGCATATATAAAGACATAGATTTTATTTGTTTATATTATTTTAATACACTACAAACTGGCCCTCTTTGTATAAAAAATAAATATAACGAATACTTTTACTATCCAAAGAAGGGAAATTTAGCAATTATTAATGAATTGAATCCGACTGTTGAACATAAAATAGAGCCTTATGATTGGAAAAATATAGAAAGATATACAGCTAGATTTGGTTTTAAACTTTTATGAAACTAGATTTCTTAGCCCCATATTATCAGAATATTGAAAATCCTTCAGAAGAAATTAAAATTAAAATTTCAGAAGAAAGTCCTAAAAGCTATGCTTTGACTCGTGCGCCAAATAGAATGAATTCAGATGGAAGAATTAACTGTGAAGGATTATATGAGGATGGTGTTGTTGCTGTATCTGTTAGTCCTATAAATCCTAAATTTAGATCACAGATAGAAGATGGTGTATGGCCTTTTATAGAGTGTTTAATTAATAAAAATTATTTTACTATGAGTTGTTGTGAAGGACACGACGATAGAATGGGCGATCATTTTTATATTACATTAGCCTCTCCTTGTAAGAATGAATTAAAAGTTATAGAAAATGAAGTCGAGCATATTATAGGTTGTAAAGTCACAAAGAAAGATTCAATCGCTAATAATACTATAGTTTGGCATGAGGATGGTAATCAATTAAAAACTATAGAGACTAGGATTGTTGTAGATGCTGATGCCGAAGCTGAAGACATAAATAATATGTATTTAAGAAAGTATCCTCGTTATTATTTTTTAAAAATCGATATGTTTACTAATAAAGATGATATCTATTTTGAATTTAATTTAACCAATCTAAAAAATAGAATAATATATTTAATATTCAATAAAAAAAGTTTAGCGGAGTTACTAAATAAATTTAAAAAATTACCTAGGTCTACAAAATGATCGTATCGATTAACCCCTCATATTTTTGTAATTTTAGATGTGATTTTTGTTATCTATCTACTAAACAACTTGGAGATCAAAAACAAATTTCATTTGATAAACTAGATGAGTTGTTATCTCAAGTGCCAGATATAGAACATGTTGACTTATATGGTGGTGAAGTTGGTGCAATGAAAAAGTCGTATTTTTATGGCATTAAAGATGTTATAAGAAAATATTATTCGGGTGAAATTAGCATCAATACTAATTATTCTATGATGCATCCAGGATTCTTTGATGATGATGTATATCTTGCTGTCTCATATGATTTTGAAGCAAGAGAAAAGTCTGAACTTGTATTTCAAAATATGTTAATGAGTACAGTACCTATTGCAGTTTTAGTTTTAGCATCTCCAAAGGTGCTAGAAAAAGATGTATCTGAAATGATTAATATGTTGAATATGTGTTCGTCAATTATGTCTGTTGAGATTAAACCATATTCAATTAATCAAGCAAATGCTCATAATGTTACACACAAAGACTTTGAAGATTTTGTTATAAAGTGGCTCAAGTTAAAAGACACTATGAAGTTTGAATTTGTAAATGAAAACAGAATTATAGAATCAATGAAAGGAAGATATAATGCATTTTCGGATGATCATATATACATCACTCCTTCTGGCAAATTTGGTGTCTTGGAATTTGATGAAGAGGATAAAGAATTCTTTCTTGAATTGGATTCTTGGGAACAATACATTGATTGGACAAACAAAGAAAAAGAAGAAATGATAAGTCCTATATGTGCCTCATGTAAGTATTTTGGAAACTGCTTAACAGAGCATTATCGATATGTCAAAGATTTAAATAATAGCTGTAACGGATATAGAGGATTATTGGATTGGTATCATGAAAGAATGGCAAGTTAAACAAGAAGTTTATCATAGATTAAATAAAAATCATACAGATGATTTGAATAAAGTAGAAATAGTTTTTGATGATAATCAAGAGGTTATTATTAAAAATGCTATTCGACACTTTAATGAGAAAGTAGATGAATGGTTATATCCAGCCAAGAGTTATGTTGTAGCAATATGTTATGCTTATTGGATTAGTAGAGATTTTAACGAAGATTTTTATGATTTGTTAAATGAACCAATGCTTTTAGCTGGTAATGATCCATATTTTAAAACATACGAAAATAGTAAGGAAATATACGATAGTATACTTAACAATATAGATTGGCCATTGATGGTAATTCACGGTATGGTTCGGGATATAAAAGGATATTATGATGTTGAAATCGGGTATTAATCAGTGTTGGTCAACACCAATATATAAAACTCAAATTACTTCAGACCAATGTGAAGAATTAGTTCAAGAAATTTTACTTAGTACTAATATTATGAAACCACAGGCTGAATACGACAGCGGTACACTTACAGATAAAATTCCATTGTTAAAAGATTTAGCTATAGAAAAATATACAGAATTTTTTAAAGAAGTATTTAGCATCGACCTAAATGATATGTCTTACGAATTTAGTTCTTGGTTAACAGGATCTCAAAAAGGATATTCAATGAATATTCATAATCATTCTGGAGCTCAATTTGCTGCAGTATTTTATGTTCTTTCTGACGATATTGATAAAGGTGGAGAACTAGTGGCGTACGATCCAAGAGCAAATGCCAACAGAGGTTATTTTGGTAAAACCGCTGAAATGTTTAAACCTATTGAGTACGCACCTAAAACTGGTGATGTAATAATTATGCCAGGATATGTTTATCATCTAGTAAAAACATATCACTCTAATCTTAGACTAGCTGTTCCAGTCGATATTTTTTTAAAATCATGAATTAGTTGCTATCCCACCCCACTAAAGAATACTCTTTATTATATCACACTTTTCTATAATTGTAAATAGTATAAATAGCAATACTATGTTTTTATTTATAAATATAGCTAACAAGATATGGTTTAAGGGATTGGGAAATGGCTCATTACGAAGATATAGAAATTGATCAAGGAACTGATGTTGTAATTCAATTGGAACTATATAATCCAGACGGATCAAGAAAAACTTTACTTAACTGGGATTCAGATTTAGGAAGCTTTCACAATAATTATGACATGAGAGGTTATATTAAAAAAAGCTATAACTCAACAGACTCAGCAGTTCAGTTTGGATGTACCGCATACAATCCACAAAATAAAGAAAATATTTTAGAGCTATCTTTAACTAATGTACAAACCGATGCAATGCGCGCCGGCCGGTTTGTGTATGATGTTGAGATAGCGTCTACCGATAGTGACACTGGCATTGTAACAGTAGAACGCATTTTACAAGGGAATTTGACATTAGTACCTTCAGTTACTAGATAGGAAAAACCATGACATACCAAAATATAAAAGTTACCACTGACCGTACGATAGTCAAAAACATTAAAATTGGAACTCCTCTTCCTTCAATTAAAAAAATTAAAATTAGAAACACTCTAAGAGATACAACCGATATTGCTCTTGTTGAAAATATAGGTGATGGTGCTGTTTTATATTTTGATCAAGTCGCTCAAAAATGGAAAAACACAAATAGATTAGAATACGTGAATATAGATGCTGGAGAAGGCTTCTAATCATTATAAATAGATTTAACATTAAAGTATAGAATAAGATAGGTTGTTTATTTCATGGCATCTATAATCCAGATTAAAAGATCAGCTACACAGACCATACCGACAAGTTTAGCGATAGGTGAAATGGCGTATTCATACGCTGATAGTGCAAATTCTCCAGGTACTGCTAAACTTTATATCGGAATAGGTCCTCCAGTCGACAGTGCCCATATTGTGCCCAACATGGCCACACAAATTGTGACAATTGGTGGTGAATATTATACTAATTTACTTGGAAGTGGTATGCCTGGTATTTCAGTAGCAAATCAATATGTATTATTAGATTCAAATAGAAAAATAGACTATCAAGCATTTGGTAATTTAGTAGCCGACTCCGGTACAATTAGTAAATTTATGTCTGATAGTGCAGCAATTGCATATGCCAATATTGACTCAGCCCATATCCTAACTCTTTCTGGAAGAAGTATTACTTTTGACTCTGGCGTAATAAGTCAATTTTCAGCTGACAGCGCAAGACTTACATACGCTCATATCGATACATCTTATCAACCTCTTATCACTGGACCGGATCAGATTATTATTGATCCTACGGCTGTAGGCGACAATACTGGCCGTGTTTTAATTAAAGGTGATTTACAGGTTGATGGTACACAAACTATTGTTAATTCAACAACTGTATCGACAAACGATATTAATATTACAGTTGCTGATGAAGCTGTTGATAGTGCTGCAGCAGATGGTGCCGGCTTATCGGTATTTGGTGACAGTTTTTACGACCGTGCCCATCTTAAATGGAATGCTACAACAAATAAATGGAATGTTAATCCTGGTATAGTAACATCGACTATCGATGCCACTGATAGCGGAGATATTCAAAATCTCACTGGTGACTATGTAGGTTATGCTAGAGGCATTATTAGTCAGTTCATGTCTGATAGCGCAAGAATTGAACATCTAGTTACTAACACTCAACATAATCAAAATACAGAAACTGTTGGTACTGCATCAACTCAAAATCTTGTACTACGATCGTCGTTACCGCAAAGAGTATTATTTTCTGATAGTATTGATGTTGTAAGAGGCGTTGATAATTTCTTATATGTTGAATCCGATTTAGCCAATGATAATGATAATAATAAGTACTTCAGAGATGATAAAAAAGAAGGTCTTTTTATTGGTCGTCAGAGATTAAGAGATTCTGGTTATTATAATACATTTATTGGCGCTGATGGTACTGTAAGAGGAACTACTTTTAAATTTGGTGAAGATGGTAAACCAACTGCTGTACCTGGAGGCTTTGACGGCTACACTGGATTTACGTATCCTGATATGCCATCGATGGGACAAAGAGAATTAGATTTTTATGGTTTAGAAATTAGAGACAGCGGCCTCTTTTCTACATTACAGCAAAACGTATTTAAAACAGATATGAGTGTTGAATCTGCAGCGACATTAAGCCTAACTGGTGACTCGCTTGGCATGATTAGAATTCTAGGATCATTGGATAGTTCATTAATCGAACTTAGAAAAGATGGATCGATTAACTTTGTTGGAGGTTTATTTCAAGATAATTCAGAATATATCGGTGGTGGTTTATTTAAACCAGTTCCAGGAAATAATATTGGTGATGTGGCTTATCGTCCTGACCCTACTGTTGCGGCTCAAACTGGGGCAAATCCTTTAGGATTAGGAAACAGACTTGCATATGGCATAGCAGAGCCTAAACTTGGTTTTGATATTACTAGTAAATCGTTTCAAGTATCTGCTAAATTTGATCCTACTACAGTTGCTTCTAGAAAGCTTTTTCCATCTAATCTTCAAGCTACTGCAACTATGGCTGCTTTTGGACAAGATATTGATGATAGTAATAAAGCTCGCTTACTATTTGATGGTAATGCAGCAAGATTTAGAGCTGGATATTTTGACTATGAAGATATCCATGTTAATAATATGGGATTGTATTCAAACGCGTTTGGATTCTCATCTAGAGCGTTTGGTGACTATTCCTTTGCTGCAGGTGATTCAGCTAAAGCACTATCTAATTATTCTATTGCTATGGGTCAAAAACCTCTTGTGTCTTCCGGAGCGGCGAATGGTATTGTTTTAGGTGGTCTCAGCTCAGTTAATACTAATGGTATAAGTACGCCTGAAACACAATTTGCTGGAGCAGCGATTGGATTTAATAATAATATAACAGGCGATTTAGAAAATGCTATAGCAATCGGTCGCTCAAATACTCTTGCTACTACTGCTTCATGGTCATCTAGTCAATCACATTATCAGAATGTAGCTATCGGCATTGATAATAGCGTATCTAGTATAGTAGGCGCAAATGTTATATTAGGTGCAAATAATAAAATATTTGGTGATGGTAATGTTACAATCGGCGGATCATTCGATAATGGAGTGGCTGGAAGTAATAAGATTGGTGTTGTTGGAACAAATGCTACTGCAAATTATACATTTGGAGAAAACAATACTGTTGCGGGTAGCTTTAACTTTACAATTGGTGAAGGCAATACGGTTGTAGATGCCTTAACTAATAGAACACTAACATTTGGTCATACCAATACAGTTTCAGCTGATGATGCTATGGCATTTGGCAGACAGAATACAGTTGCAGGTGAAGGCTCTATGGCATTTGGCCGTGGTGTTACTATTACAGCTGCTGCTGATTATTCAGTGGGCATGAACTTAAATGGTAATCCAGCAGAATTTGCTGAAATTAAAGATGCTAACTTCTTCTCTATTCAAAATGGTAACGTAAGTATTGGTTCTGAATCAGATATGTCAGCTATCGGTTTTGCATCAGGTATAGGCAACCTTTATGTCGATGGAGACATAATTTATACCGGGGCGGTGTTAAAAAGAGCCGGCGCCGGTGTTGCTGCTGATAACCCATGGACAGATGATGGTTTTTCAGTAACATTTACTCAAGTGCCAGCTGACGGATCAAAAGAATTAGGTATTAATGTACCGGTACCATACTCATCTACTGAAATTGTAACCGATTATGGTAATAGTCATAAAGGTGGATTTATGATCCACGGCGGATGGGATGGCGCATGGAGAGATCCATCCACTAATAGAAATACTGAAGCTGGTCCTGCAACTATAGAGATGTTTGATTCAGCTGGTGGCGCATCGACTTTTGCAAGTATTGCATCAAATAATCCAAGCGTATTTGCATATTATCCTCCAGCAGGAATCTTAAGAGCTGGTAGAGTTAAAGTTACAGATCAGGATCAAGACTCAATTGGTGAAGGATCTATTTCTATTGGCTATTATCATAAAGTACACTCAAATTATGGTGTTGCTTTAGGTGGTAAAGAAGCAAGTATCATAGCCACTAGTATGACTGCTGACCATTTCGGTACAATTATTTCTTCAACATCAAGTAAAGTAGGTGGTGTAGGTGGTAAACCAGGCACTAATTCTGGTTTGCGGTCATTTATTATTGGTGGTTCTGGCGCTGAAATTGGCGGATCAAAGTCTGCTATTTTAAACTCAGAAACATCAAAAATTGATAGCGATGCTGAAAAATCTATAATTATAAATGCTAATAGTGCAAATATTTATGGCGATAAATCTGTAATTCTTGGTGGCCAAGGTTCTACAATTGGCGGATCTAAATCTTCAGGTACCTCATCTACGCCTACATACTCTATGATTTTAAACTCAGTATCTTCAACAATAGATAGTGCGTCAGATTATTCAACAATTATAAACGGTAATTCATCTACTAAAATATCAGGACAGTCTTCTGCAATAATTGGTCATGGTATTGTAGAAGGCAATAATGCTGCTATAATTGGTAAGGGTAGAATCGATGGTAATAGTTCGTTTATACTTGGGTACGGCGGTACTACTACTGCTGTTGTAAAAGGCAACAGCAGTTTACTAATTGGTAAAGGCACTATTCGTGGAAACAATTCTACGATGGTTGGTACTACTGGCGGTGAAGCAAACGGTAATAACTCACTGGCAATTGGCGGCTCAGGTTCGAAAGTACATGGTATTAATAGTATTTCAATAGCAAATGGTACTGGTGATAACTATATAAGAGGCAGTAGGTCAGTGTTTATTGGCCATGGTAACACTGATTCTTCTGCGGCTACGAGCGCGTTGTTTGGTACTCCTACTAGTGGTACAAGAACTAGAAACTTCTTTATAGGTCGCAATAATGTCGTAGACTCAGTTGGCCATGCTGTATCAGATAACTACATCTTTGGTCACGGTAACATCGTATCAACTACTAACGCACAATCAGTATTTCTTATTGGTAAAAACACTAAACTTGATACTAATACCACTAATACTATTATCTTATCTGCGCCATCTAGCTCGGCTAACGTTGGCAAAAATAATAATACAAAACTTGCTGTCGGTAAAAACACTGCCCGCGGTACAATGGACGTAGCAGGTGGAAATATTTATTTTGGACATAAGTCTGGTTTGCGTGTTGAAGACGTAGATGGAGACGGAAATCCTATTACCCGCGCGGCTGACAGTTTTGATGCTCAAATCTATATTAACGATCAGCCTATCCGTGATTACATAATGAACATTGACCCGGATGGGGAAGATGTCGTATTAATCCCTCAACCTGTTGTACTGCCACTAAGTACTGTTACAGAAATTGAGCAAACTAATCCAGCAATTTTAGTCGTAAAGAATACAAATGGATTACTAACAGACGGTACAACAATTAGATTTTCACTACCTTCAGTTACTGGAATAGGTCAATTCTTAAACGATTCAGTTTATACTGTTACAAATGTTGTTGGCGGTCTGGGTGATAGCTTCTCGCTGACAAACTTCGATAATACTTTAAATGTAAGCACATTGAGTGGAGCTTCAAGACAGAAAAATACAGAAATCAAAACATTAAGTAGCACGATTGGTGATCCTAATTATTATGACGTATCTCAATGGGGTCTGCCCGATGCATCACCAACTCCGGCGCTACCGTTTGGCCCTTATATTTCTTTACAGCCAGCACCTGTTACAACAACAGCTCCTACACATTTTTTAAATTCAGTAATTATTGATAGCGATTTAATTGTAAAAGGAACTGTATCTTTCCAAGATTCCCTTAGTGTTGCAAAAGATGCTATCATCAATGGCAATCTAGATGTTCAAACCGGATATATTGATGGTGGTGGCCATTTAAACATAGCATCTTTTGCCACATTTGGTGACAGTGTTAATGTCAGTGGTCGTCTTACAGTTGATGGACCATTTACTGGTGGAACATTTGCGCTATTTACTGATAGTATTACTATGGCCGGCGACCTCTCTGGAGTTGAAAATCTAACAGCGTCCGGAACCGGCACATTTGGTGATAGTGTTAACATTACTGGTAAATTGACTGTATCTGATAGTATATCTGTAGGAGGAAGCGTTAACATTGTTAACAATCTTACAATCGGAGGATCAGTCCGTTGGTTAGATAATTCTTATGACGATAGTTTTTACATTGGTAACATGTCATTTGATAGTTATGTTCTTAGACCTGGAAGTAAAATTTTTACTGCTGTCACAGGTATGTTCGATACTGATTATGTTCAGATGCGTGTTGACTCTGAAAATAACTGGGTAGTAATGCCTGATGCATTAGTTTATAATCCAAATGATAAACCGAAAGCTGTTGCCATAGGCTTATCAAACGATGCGACTTGGACTGGTCAATATAAAACGATGCAAGATGGAAATATTTATCCAGGTACTTTCCAAACTACAGAATATCAGCTGTCAAGTGCATTTAACAAAGGTGATATTCACAACGGCGGAACAAGTGGAGATTCTATTGGCCTAGACATGCAAGGACGTCTTAACGTTCGTACAAATGCATTTTATATGGCTAATAACACTAAGCCACCAATTATGGCAAATGGTGTTGGATGGCCTACTAAAGGCTGGATGACTCAAGATAATTATATTGACAGACCATACATTTTAAGTATTGTAGATTCTGGTCACATTAAAGGTATTGCAGATTCTGACCACATTAAAAGCGCTGCTAATAGAGGATGGATTCGGTCTCATATCGATTCAGCCTTTGTCATTAGTATTTGGGATTCTGATTATTATTGGAAGCACGATAGCTTTAACGCCATTTATATTGGCGTACCACACAATGGTGGATATGGAGCAAAAGGCTCTCGTTATGATGGAAATGTAAAACTCGCTCTTAACCAAACTGGCCAAACCGCTACTCATAATTTAGACATCGTGGGCGATGGTAAACTTTCTAAATCTTTAGAAGCACACGGTGATTTTATTTGGGCAAAGAACAACTTAAAAGTTGGTAATTTCACTGGTATTCGTGATTCTAGTGTAAACGAAAGCAAACTTATTGGCACTAGAGGCCTTTATGTTGGTGACAGTGCCCATCTGCGTCAAGGTGTGTTAGTCCTTGGTCACGATAACATTCCAAATGGTTCATACACATATACTATGGATAGCCAATATTGGAATGTTAAGCAAACAGTATCTTTAAATAATGCTAATATTGCTGATGGATTTAATTTAGATGGATCGCCTAGTGACAGTCATGTAGTAATGTCATTTAGTGATTCTATTAATTTTGGCAGAACTATTGTTAGAAGAACAATTGCTGATGGAACAAGTTCAAATCTAGTTCGCGGAGTAGATTACGATTCTCTTGGAAATAGAGCATTATTTGATTCGGCGATATATGGTTACGGACAAGCTAAATACGATCCATTTATGATCGATCCAAATAGATTGAAAAAAATCTATGTTAAAGAAGCTTCATTATTACCAACTGATTTAAGTCTAGTTGCAAGAGAAATGCATACTGGACTTGATGAAAATTCTAAAAATTCTCTCATTATAGGTAAATTTATCACTGCCCCAGGCGGCGGATCAATAATATCAAAAGATTCAAATTACTTTGATGACAATGGTGGTAGCTTAAGTGTTCAAGCCGGCCTTGCTGTTCATGGTGTTACTGATCCAATTATAAAAGTATATAAGGAAGACGGCGCAACACTTAAAGGTCAGTTAAGAAAAGGTATTGACTTTGAGATTACGGATTCTTATCAAGTAAGAGTTTTCACTGATACGATTTTGCATCCTGGAATTTTCCCAGGCGGTGTAGGTGTAGGCGAATCTATTGATGATGCAATTATCAAGTTAGATGATGTAATTGTTATTGAAGATCGTAGAAACGAACTCACAAGTCAAACTGAATTATTTGGTGTAACTAATATTTACGGAAACATTACACTTGGTAATAAAGCCATGGCCATGGCTGCACGTCCGGGCTACCCACACACGGGAGCTAAGTTTACTACGCATGACAGCTTTATTGTTAAAGGCGGAATGACATTTGAGCAAGGTCAAAGACTTCAATACAATGCTGATGTTCATGTTGATTCAACAAAAACATTCTTCTTTGGTCCAAAAACACCAGGGGATGTTACAACAACTACACTATTTGAGCCTCTTCTCGAATCCGATGGTGCCGGCAATTTAATATCTGGCAGCTTGGTTCATGCCAGATATAACGGTAAATCACAAGCGACTGATGCTTCAGGCAATCTGCTTTATACTACAGTTGCAGAATCTGATAACTTTGGTCATATTTTACATACTCATGAAGCGACCCTACGTGAAACAAGTATGGACTCCCATATCGTTAATCAAATAGCAAGTCGTTCTTTAACTATTGGCGAAAATAATACAATTTTCATCGGTCCGTCTGTTAACAGCGCACCGTACTTTAAAGCTGAGAGTGATGGTATTGGAAACTTGCTGGGATGGGATGAATCAGCTGGTAGTTACAATGGGACATTTACTCCTAAAAATGCTGCTGGTGGTTATGATATTGATGCAACGAATGGTAATGGACCTGATCCCAGAATATATACTACTGACGTATATAGAAGTTCTATAGATTCTCATATCATTAATACGATAGCTACTGTTCCAACCGGAATGTCATTATCTACAGATACTGATTTTACAGTTCATGGCGATGTAATAGTAAAAGAAGATTTAAAAATAAGTCAAAATCTCTACCTTGACTCAGCTCATAGAATGTTCACTAGCACTCCTATTTACTACTACAAATATGATTCTGATGGAAATTATACAACTCCAAAATCAATAACTGGAGTTGTTAGAACAAGAGATACTGGTGTTTTTAACAATTATCCAGCCAATCAAAAATTTACCAGATATCAAAAATTATACATTGACAGAGTCGATGGGGTAATTCAACAAATTGAGTCTGATGGACTTGGCAATCTTATTAAATTAAAAAATGCTGATGGTACTGACAAGATTGCTCAAATTGGTCTAGATTCACACATTGAGCGAATTATTGATTCTGACTATATTGGTGTACGACTAGAAACTCCATGGAATATTTTGAATGTTGATGACGGTGTTGGTGGAGTTCAAAAGAAAATATATTATGATGAATACGGTGCGGTAATCGTTGGTCAAAAAGATGCACTTCTTATTGGTGATTTAGCTACTAAATTCATTGTTGATTCAGGTAATGCAGTATTCTTATCTTCTGGTATAGATGCTTCGGCAAGTGAAGTACACCGGACAAAGGGTCAAGTTCCAAACTTTGGTACAAAACCACGTATGATGTGGATCCCAAAACGTGGAGCATTTAGAGTTGGTGGTTTAAATGTCGGTTCAATTACTGGAAGGCAAAACGATTGGGAAGATAGTAATGTTGGTTACGCATCTATCGGTATTGGTAATAATACTAAAGCGTCAGCTTTCTCAACCGCAGTTGGTTATGATGTTGTTGCTGGTGTCACCGCTGGTGATCCACTAGCAACTCCAGTTGAATATGAAACAGCAGAAGCTGTCGCATTTGGACATACTATTAAATCACCACATAGTGCAAGTATTGCATTAGGTAGTCATATTACTCACCACGAAGATACTCAATATACTGATATTGGTATGCTATCAATTGGTACTCAGTTACAGTCAAGAAATGCTGGGAATATTTCAATTGGTAAAGGAATTAGTTTACCTCAACTTACCGATACTTCTGGTAGCTATGAAAATATATTAGCTATTGGTGAAGCTATTCAAATATATGGCAAAAACAAAGAAACTGTTGCTATTGGACGTGGATTAGAAACGTCAGGAGACAATGCTAATAATACAGTGCTAATTGGGCGTGGTGTTAATAGTACGGGTTCAAATAATGGCCTTGCAATTGGTTATAACACTTCGTCAAATGCAAGTCTTTCAGGAGCACCTTCGGCAACTCATGCTGTATCGATTGGTAAAAATACTGTAGCGGCTTCAGCCAAGGCCCTTTCTATTGGTTATGGTGCTAGTGTTACTGGAACTAAGGGAATAGAAGCAGTATCAATTGGTAGAAATACTTCTGTAACTGCTAATTATGGATTTGCCCTTGGAACATCTACTTCAGTCGGTGGCAATGCAACCAGTACTATCGTAATTGGTATTAGCTCTACAGCCTCAAGCAACGCCAGCAACGCCTTAGTAATTGGTAAAAGCTCTTCAGTTAGCAGTAACGCGACAGGAAGTGTGGTTGTTGGTCAGAGCTCAAGTATTGGTTCAAATATGAAAAGCAGCGTTGCGCTTGGTGTAAGTAACACTATGTCTGGTAACGGTACTGGTGCGGTAGCAATGGGCCGCCTTGTCAATGTTTCTGGAAGCTCGGGTATACGAGTTGGAATTGGTAGCAACGTTACGGCAAGAACTGGTGTTGCAATTGGTTTAAATTCATCAGCAAGCGGTAGCGGGTCTAATTCAGTAGCTATTGGTAGCGGTAACTATGCTTCTTATGGCGGCGTTGCAATTGGTAAAAACGTTTCACAATCCGGAAGCGGTAGCGGATTTGCTATTGGTAGAGATATTACAACATCTAGTAAAGGTATGGTAATTGGTATTAATTCCTCTGCTACTAGATCGAGCTTAGCAATAGGTAGTGGTGCAACAGCTAGCGGAACTAATTCAGTATCACTTGGTACCGGAACCGTAGCTGGCTCTCCTGGTTCGACTAAATCAAACATTGTGGCGGTTGGCTTTAGGACAACCGTAACAGGTAATAGTACAAACTCAATAAACATCGGTTCGAAAAATTTAATATCAGGTAATAAAGAATCTGTTGCTGTTGGATCTTCTAATATTATTTCTGGTAACGGCACCCGCGGTATTGCTATTGGTATTCAGAACGTTGTAAGTAAAGAAGGTATTGCAATTGGTAGATCAAACCGTTCTACTAAATCTCAATTGGTTATGGGAGTTGGTAATGTTTCAGCTCCAGCCTCTGGCAACGGCGATTGGGAAATAACTATTGGCTCATATAACACTGGTAATTTCTCATCTAATATAATAGGTAAATTAAATACTAATAATACGCGAGTTAATATCTTTGGTAATAATAACACTAATAGTAACTCTGGCGCTCAATCAAATCTTGCTAAATCATATATCTTCGGTATAACTAGTACGATTTCCACTGGCGGTGGTATGGTTTATGGTAAAACTAGTAATGTTAGTCATGAAGGTCAGTCATATGGTATTCAAAATACTGTAACTCGCGAAGGTATTGCGTTTGGTTATAATAATAACATAAACAACGTAATGTCTAGTGCTACAATGTCTATAGCATATGGTAGAGATAATACTGCAAATTCAGAAGGTATTGCGTTTGGTTATAATAATACCGTAACAAACTCTGGTATTGCTTTTGGACGCGATGCTACAGCTGATGAAAATGGTATTGCTCTTGGTAGATCGCTTACAGCATACGGCACTAATAATTTAGCACTTGGTTCAAATATTACAATCGGATCGGTTGGAAATGTTAATTTAAATAGTGTCGCAATTGGTCTTGGTACGACTGCAAATACAGCTACCGAAACAGGTGTGTTCAGTGTTCAAGGTGGTCAAACAACATTAAGTGTTACTGCTTTTGATGAGAAAAATAATGTGCCTGCAACTAATAGCGGTGGTTTTGGACATCAGCATAAAAACTTATTAAAACCTAATCTACAGGTTGGTACTCCATTTGCGTTAGAAGTTAATGGTCCGGTGAATATTACTGGAACTGGTGTTAATGGAAATAAGAACGAGTTATATATCCAAGGGGAGAGAATAATTGATTATGTTCAATTATTTGCTGCTGATTCAACCTGGATTAAACATATTGCTAATGCGCCTTATGTAAAAAATATAATTAATAAAGAATATCTAAGGACAACACAGACTTCAGATCAATTCTTCCACCATAATAATACTCATCTGAATTTTAATGGTCAAGGTAATGTTGGTATTCAAATTGCTAATAACGCACCTCAATATAATTTAGATGTTAATGGTTCTATTAACTTTGGTAGTTTGTATTGGAATGGCGATGTAGTTATTCCATCTGGCGGATACGATAGTACGATATATTTAAATCATTATACTAATGAAATACAATATATCATCGATCCGGATTCCGCTGAGATTTATTTTGATTCTGCATATGTACAACAGCGTCAAAAATTTGGGGGCAAAGGCGATGGATATGATTCAATTGCTGTACAAAATTTAATTGATGAAGTTTACATTAATGATCTTGTATATCATGTATGGCCAGATAGTGATTATATTGATGGTAAATTAGATAGTGCTGTTAGTGAAGCTTATATTGCGTTCAGAGTTGAAAATCCTGTAGGAATAGGTCAAAGCAGATATTCATTTGGAACAAGAGCTGGTAATGCACAATTTAATAATCCAGTAGCTGTAAATCAACAATTCTATGGCACAAGAACTGGTATTGGTAAAGCCATTAATAACGTGAATGGTAGCACTGTAGCTATGACTGCTGGCGAAGACATGCTAGATATTATGAATAAAAATCTCACAACATCAGGTGCTGGTCTTGGTGTTGCTGGTAGAGTAGTTATTGCCGGACCTTCAGCCACATCAACTGAGCCTGCGCTGCAAATATTCAACGGTTATATTGAAGTTGATGGTGAAAGACTCACGACAGACAAACTATTTAACGAGAAAATTTCCTATGTAACATACGAGAAAACTAAAAATATTGCTATTAAGAAAGCTACAGCTGATTATGACTTTGATGTTTTAGGTAAAATCAATGCTGATAGCGGACTATATATTGGTGGTGTTGATATTGCAGATATATACGATTCAGATTGGGTCGAAAGTATTGTTGATCTTGAATTCTTAAAATCTGTTGTAGATAGCGATTATATTCATAGTGCTGCCGATTCTACTTGGATTAAATCTGATGTTGGTGGTGGTGTAACCCAATCATATGTTCAAGGCTTTATCGATAGCGCACATATTCATAATATTCTCGCTGGTGGTATGAATGATCTTCTTGTTAAAAATATTACTCCTGACAATGATCTTGTATACGATTTAGGTAGTCCAACAAGAAGATTTAAAGATCTTTATTTAAGTAACAGCACTATAAATCTAGGTACTATATCATTAAGTGCTACTGCAACTGATGGTCTTTCCGTGAAAGATAGTGGAGGTAATACACTAAAATTCAAAGGTATTGACTCTGATGCTGCTAGCGGTATGATTGACTCAGCATATGTTCAGTCGAGAGCCAATTCTGAATATATTAGAGGTGTTGCTGATAGTGCGTATATTCTTTCTGCCGCCGATAGTGAATATGTTGAACATATAATTCATAGTAGATTTAATAATCTTAATACAAGCATCGTTCCATTAAATGATGTTGTATACGATTTAGGTAGTCCAACAAAAAGATTTAGAGATCTTTATTTAAGTGGTAATAGTCTTAATCTTGGTGGTACAACTCTGTCGGCTGGCCCTAATGGAATGGAAGTTAAAGATGCTAACGGTATCGCATCAAAAGTAGTAGGTATTGACTCAAATGTTGCTGTACCTCTTATTATATCAAATGTGTTAAGCACTGCTAACGAAGCATATATTAAAGGATTCGCTAACGAAACTTATATTAAAGGCATTGCGGATGAAACTTACATTAAAGGATTCGCTAACGAAACTTATATTAAAGGCATTGCGGATGAAACTTATATTAAAGGCATTGCGGATGAAACTTATATTACGTCATTTATTGATAGCGCATATGTCGCATTACGCAACCATGTTGATAGCGCGTTTGTCTCTGGGCTAATAAGTAATATTGGCGTGACTGATACACGTATTGGTTCGCAGAATATTAATTTTGGTCCACATACTATTACTGCTGATAAATTAGTTTATAATAATGCTTATCCAAATCTTGCAGCATTACCGAATGCAAATAATTATCAAGGTAATTTTGTTCTCGAGAATGGTGTTCCAAAGTATTCATATGCTGGAAACTGGATTACAATTCCTGATGTTGCGTTGGTCAAACTTTATGCTGACAGCGCAGCGGCTGCTCTTGTTGATGCGGCTCCTGATACACTAAATACATTGAATGAGCTAGCTGCAGCATTAGGAGATGATGCTAATTTCTCAACTACTCTAACAACTAGTATTGCTGCTAAACTTCCATTGGCTGGTGGCACCATGACCGGTGCATTAGACATGGGCAGTAATAACATTACCACAACTGGTAAAATGTTATTTGCTAATGTTTATAGTGCTGAAGGAGATCTCCCAAGCGCTTCTACATATCATGGTATGTTTGCTCACGTGCACGGAACTGGGGCTGCCTACTATGCTCATGCCGGTGCATGGGTTAAATTAGCAAATAACGCTACAACAATTGCTGGTTATGGTATTACTGATGCTGTGGATTCATTTGCTTCAATTTCTAATATTCCAACAACAATTGCTGGTTACGGTATTACTGATGCTGTGGATTCATTTGGTTCATTAACAAATAAACCAACTACGCTTGCTGGTTATGGTATTACTGATGCTGTGGATTCATTTGCTTCATTAACAAATAAACCAACTACGCTTGCTGGTTACGGTATTACTGATGCTGGTTCTGGAAGTTTAGATTCATCATTGGCAGTACAGCTTATCGATAGCGCATATGTATCAGCTAGATCTTCAACTACTCTTAATGCTCTAACTGATGTTAATGCTCCGTCACCGACAGATGGTCAAGCATTAGTATATAATACAGCGACAAGTAAATGGATTCCCGGCGCAGGCGGTGGCGGCGGTGGTGGCGGAGCGCCCAGTGTTGATTCAGCCTTTGTTCAAAGCATTATAACACAAAACGGAGTTGTTGGACAATATTTACCATCGTATGTTAACTATAAATTTAATGCTGATTCTGGTCAAACTGTGTTTACTGGTACAGATGCTAATGGCGAAATATTTAAATTAGGTGATAGTAATTATCAAGTATTTAATAACGGTATTCGCTTAGTTAACTTAAATGATTATACTGTAAATTCTGCTACAAATACTTTAACAACAACATATGGCTTAGATTCTGGCGATGAAATTATTGTTAACACTATTGAAAATGTTTTGGTTGGTGATGCACTATTAGCTAATGCCGATGCTACAACTATTATTGATAGTTCATATGTCTTAGCTAGATCCTCAGCCGGAGTTACTACTCTTGGTGCTTTAACTGATGTTAACGATGCTGGAAAAGCACTAAATAGTATTTTACTATATGATGGTTCAGGTAGTTGGGTTTCAGGAGCTCTTCCTGCTTCTACTGATTCGAATGCTGTTGTTCAGCTAATTGATAGCGCATATGTTAATGCACGAGCTCAGCTAACAAATGTATCAAATAATTATTATATCAATAAAACAACTTTCCAAAATTATCAGTATACCGCTGATTCTGGTCAAACAGTGTTTACTGGTGCTGATAATAATGGAAAAACTCTAACAGTTGAAGATAGTAATTTCCAAGTATTTAACAATGGTATTAGATTGCTGAGTGGTAATGACTATACTATGAATACTGCAACTAATACATTAACACTTGCTGCCGGATTTGAAGCAGACTCTGGTGATGATTTTGTTATTAATGTGCTAAATCAAGGAACTGCTCAACCTCCTAATTTAGTTGTAAGAGACGC